CTAATACACTAAACTATTCCTAAAAGGATAGTGGTTGTAGTAAGAGAAATCAAAACTAAAAGTAACACAGTGATGTGTGTGAACTGAAAAGTAAGATGAGTTAGTAACTATCAATTACTATACGAATTTGAAACTCGAGTAAAACTGAAAAAGTAAGGGCTGTTATTGAGTTAAAGATAGGTCTTCATTGATTAAATAATAACTTGTATTAGCAGACAGTATTACAACTAAGTGTATTAGGTAATTTTTAACAATTAAACTAATAAAACAATGATAATATTATATGTTTTAGTATATTTAATAATGACTATATTTTCAGCTATATGTCTTGCAGTAATAGATGACCAAAAAGGTGATTTAGAAATATACCATATAGCTTTGGGTTTGTGTTTTGCTTGGCTTATTACTCCAGCAGGTATATTAGTAATAATAACTTTAATTGTAAGTAAGATTTTAAGCCCAATTACTAAAAATATATTTAATAAAATCAAACTAACAAAACAATGACATACTTTTTATTTATAGTGATATATCTGATAGGTATGTCATTTACTACAGCTTTATTAAACTATTTATTTAAAGATAAAACAGAAACTCAAAGAATTTTTAACTTTATAATAAGCTTACTTCTTTGGTATATTGTTATAATAGGATTTTTAATCTGTATAACTTTTATTGCAATTTTTCTTTTAATTAAGGGTTTAATACAACTTTTTGAAAACTTATTAAATAAACTATGAAATATATACTAATAGCTTTACTATTATCATCTTGTAAACTATATGACTATCATGTCATAATAGACGATAATGGTACATTAATATACAACAGAAAGAATAAATTTGTTAATTTCCTCCCTTTTGATTCCACATCTAAATGGGATCAAATAATGTTAAAAGATAATTTATGAGAGATGTAAAGACCTTATTACAATTAATGCTTGATAATCAACATCTTTTTAAGGATGGATTATGTAAATGGGGTTGGAATTTATTTCTTAATAAGCATATTTCTTGGGAAGAATGGTTTATATTACACGGCTATATACAAAATAATAGACCATCTAAATATAGTTCAATAAATGCTTTTTTAAATAGAAAATATGATTTTTATTGGACTATTGATGAAATAAAACCTCGTATTAAATGGTTAAAACACCATATAAACAAATTATCATAAACTAATCTTCTATACAAGGTTATAGTATTTTAATTGGGTGAAAGTCCCTGAATAGTTCCTTTACTAATACTATTAAGCATAAAAGCGTAGAATATTATAACTAAGTATAGAGGTATTTTTTATTTTAAAAACTAATTAATAATATGAATATAGAAATTATAAAATCAATAGTTAATGACAATTTAGATTATAAAAAAGAAAGAATATTAGAGATAATAGCTGAAGATAAAGATTCTATACCATATTTGTTAAACTTATTAGAAATAGAAAGAAATGGTAAAAAAGAAGTTATTAAAGAACTAAATCACGAATTATCAAGAGTTGATGTATTATTAACTTCTAAAAAAGAATTCTTTTTAGATAAAAAAGATTTCATTATTAAAGAAATAGCTAAATTTTACCAAAAATATTCAGGAAAATGGGGTGTATTTCATTGCTATAAAAATAATTAACTATGAAAAAATATATACCTTATTTATTAATAATAACTGGAATAATCTGGTTTGTATCTTTAATACTAATGCTTATTTCATCTTTTATAGGCAGTATGTTCTTCTTTTTCTTTCTAGGTACAACTTGGGGTTCAATTTATATTTATTATAAACTATGTAAATTATGGAAATAGAAATAAAAGCTTGTGCTTATTGTCCTTTTAGACAATCAGATCATGACACTTTTGAAAAATACTGTGGAAGGAATACTAGTTTAAATATAGGATATTTAGAGGAAGAAGATGATTTTATTCCTGAATATAGGGAAGATATTCATCCAGAATGTCCAATAAAAGATGGTATAACAATTAAAATTAAACAATAATGTCACATGGCTCACCAAGAATTAATATTTGTCATAATTGTAAACAATATACACTAGTAAATAGATTTTCTAATCATCCTATTTGTCCAGATTGTGGTAAAGAATCAGAACAAACAACTAAAGAAGAAATTAGGAATAAATATTCTTTAAGCTTCTTTTATGATTTTATATTAGGATTTGGGAATTGGACTAAAATAATTAAACAATAAAACTAAAAACAATGAAAAAATTACTGATTCTAACATTTTTCTCAATTTTATTTACATTTATTAAAGCTAATGTAGTAACAGACTTAGCTAAAAACACTTATGATTCTACAAAAATAGCTGTTACTAATACAGTAAATTCAGCAGATACTAATTCTAACTTTAAAATGATTTATTCAGATTTAAAAGATGGAATAGGCGCTTTAGCTCAATCATTAAAAGTAGGAGCTGAACATGTTTATATTGTAATAGTAAAACAACAAATAGTAAATAGTATTACTAATTTAGTTATTTATTTATTTTCAATAGTATTAATGTTCCACTTATCTAGCTACTTTTCTAAAGAATGGTTCAAAGAATCTTGGGAAGAAAAATACAGTCCAGGTGGAGGTTCAATATTTTTCATAATATTTTTCTGCACTTTATTAATAATAAGTTTATTATTCTTTACACTTACTATAAATAAAACAGTAATGGGCTTTGTAAACCCAGAATATGGAGCTATGAAAGATATAATAAACTTTGTTCAGGGAGTATCTAATGGTACTTGTAATACTTGTCATTAATAAAAGATTAAAGAATGAAAAGAATATACATACTAAACGAATTAGTATTAATAACAACTAGTCTTAAAAAGTATTCTGATACATTATTTATGCTAACTAATTCTTCATGGAAAAATAGTATTATAACTAAATAATTTAGTAACAGGAGCAGTTTTGGTAGTTTCTGTTTAAAAAACTACCACTTTTATATTGTATGCTATTAACTATACATAGAAAAGACGGCTCTAGTCAAGTGATTAAGCTTAGTCCCCAGTTTTTCCAGACTGAGGTTCAAGGAACTGGAAAAAACAAAAGAATTACTACATCTAAAGATAAAGCTATGATGATAGCTGGAGATTTATGTGTAATTGGTAGAAACACACTTTATTGTGGAATGGAATTAGTTGAAAATGAAAGACTAATTGTATCTAATGGTGAAGCTGTTGATATACCAAATATCACTAAATACAGTGATAAACAAGCTTATAAAAAAGCTAAACAGGCTTTTAATAAGTTTATTACAGAGAAACATCAATTTGATGTAAAACATGGTTTAACACCTAACCAAATATGGAAAAAACATGCTCAAAAAGCAATAATATTTGGTTCAGAAACACAATCATTATGAGCTATGGAATAGGTATAGTAATACTGAAAGAAGATTTACAGAAACCACAAATTAGATTTGATTTTTGTGACTGGACAATATCCGTTGCTGTGGCTATTCATCCAGAAGAATGTAAGAGAAATTTTAAGGATAGGTGGTATCCTTCTTTTAATAATGAATCTAAATTAACCACTTTAGAGAAATTAATCACTGCACCTTGTGATATTGTTGCAATTATTGATGAAGAGGGTAATTTTGATTATTTAAAAGACCATAAACCTTTAGATTGTTCAAAGGGTTCAGGTAATGAATATTGGTACTTAAATATTAAAGAATATTTAACAGGAATTAAATATGAGCAAACTAAGAAAGCAAAGGAAGTTGCAAGCACGTAAAGCTGCTAGAATTACTGATTGGGAAAAATCAGTAAGAACATCAAAAAATGGAGGAAAGGAATTTACAAAACCTGGTTCAAATTCTAAATAAATGAAATCCCAACCTAACACCAATAACCAACTAAGTGAAGAAGCTTTGGAAATGCTAGCAGCTAAATCAATAGCTGAAGAAGACATTAAGAAAGAAATGATCTTGGTTGAAGAGGGAGAACTATCCCTAGAAGATAATTATAATAATAACTTTTAATAGTGGTGTGCCACTTGCAGGTTTAAAAGCTGCATAAGTTCATTTAAAGGCGTTTTAATAATTTTACCAGTAAAAATTATTATTTATTTTTTTTATTAAATCATTTAAATCACAAAATCATGAAATTCAATTTTAAACCAAATCCAACAACAGGTACTCCACAAGCTCAATTTCCAGCAACTTTGAAAAGTGTTGGTACCACAGTACTAACAAATACTAATGGTAAAAACTACAAAGTAGTTTCAGTAGAATTTGAAAATGCTAATGGTACAAAACAATTAGCAGCTGCTGCAATTTACGAAGGTAACTATTCTAAGGGTATTGAAGTAGGTAAGACCTATTTAACTACTGTTAGTATTGTTGAAGGAAAAGCATGGTTACAAATGAGTCATTTAGAAAATGCTGCTCAAGCTACAGCTGATGACTTTGGATTTGATTTGACTGAGGTAGGTGTTCAAGCAACACAAACTCAGACTCAACCAATTGGTGAGTAATAATTATTCCTATGAGTGCTTAAATGTGCTCATAGGAGCTAAATTTTCATAGTTTAGGTTTGGGGGAGGGGAGAAATCTCTTCCCCTTTTTTATTAATTTAAACAAAATATGGAAGTATTAAATGTAACAAGAGGTGGTAGCAAAGACACTGTATTACAATTTACTAAAATTAAAGAAACGTAAAACAGATTATGTAGAGGAATTTATTAATCAATTATAAATAAAGAGTTTTTTATAAACAAAAATGCCTTGAGGCGCGTGTAAACATGGAGAAAAGTAACAGAATTGACCCAGAAGTGAAAGAATTGCTAACTAGAAACAAGATTATGATTATGAGAGATAAAAAAACTCTCAAACCATTAGGCATTAACTTTACAGAAGATGGTCTAAGAGGTATAGCTAATAAAAATGGTGTATATCTCTACTGTGAGGGCAGAGTAACTAACTATAACACTGCTAGAAAAGCCAGAAAAAGTCCAAATGTAATTGTTGAAAGATTTATTCCAAGAGATTTTAATCATCAAGGAATGGCTACAGCAGAAATACATTGGGCTAATTATGCAAAGCATTTAATAGCAGGTAAATAACAGAAAAGTGGATATGTATTTGGAGGTATATTACCTCCATTTACTATCCAGGATTAAAACAAATAATATGCAATCAGTACTAACCAATTTAACATTAACAGCAATGATAATAATTATATCACCTGTTGTATGTATAATATCTCCAACTTTTTTATTAATATGGTATTTAAAAATTAACTAAAACAAATTATGGCTACAGTACAAGTAAACCCACAGGACCTAACAAAACTAAGAATTTCTAAACACAGAAATAACAAAAAGAAAGGTATAGTTTTTGTAGATGCATCAGGAAAGGAAATTAAAGGACATCCTGTTAAAAATGCTTTACAAACTATGCAAAAAGTTGAGGCAAGATTTCAAACTAAATTTGAAGCTTTCTCATTGTTGGATGAAGAAGCTCAAAAAGAATTATTTTTAAATCCAACTAAACCTCAAATTAATAGTAATACAGATAAACAGGCTTTAGTACAAGCTTATTTTAATACTGTATTTACTAAATATGAAAAACTAACATTATTTGAATTAGAAACAATGAAAACTGATTTGTTTTTAAATAATCTAAATGATGTTGAAAAAGCTGCTTTTGAAAAAGCTTTAGAAGTAGTTTCAGAAAAGGAACAAGTAGAACAATTAGAACAACAATAATTAAATTTTAATTAAGTAATTTAATAATCTATACTGTAATATTTAAAAAGGGGTTGTAACCTTTGAACTAATCTAGAGTTATATACCGAAATATGTAATATCATTCGTGATAAGCCATTAAACTAGGTTGATATGTCTAATTCTTCATAAATAACCAAAATATTATAGATTGTGTAAGTTATTATTAAAATAATAAATGATTATATTTAATTAAGTAGATACACGTTAGTATCACCCCAGAGTGAAAGTTCTCTAATACTATAATAATTAAATTAAATCAAATAAATATATCATTCCAGTGAGTTATGACAAAATCTGGTCAAGTATTTCAATGATAATCATTATATTATATAATAACAAACTCTATAGATTATTAATTACTTATATTAATACCCACTTAGAAATAGGTGGGTAATTTCTCTTCATAGCTCAATTGGATAGAGCAACAGCCTTCTAAGCTGTGGGTTTGTAGTTCGAGTCTACATGGAGAGACTAACTAAAAAAAAAAATTAAAAATAAAATAATATTATGAAAAATCCTATATATTTAACAGAAGAAGGTAAGAAAGAATTAGAAGAAATAATAAGAAATAGAGAATTTCTCATAGAAGAGGAAAATGATAGTGAAATGTATCTAGCAATTATGGCAGAAATAGACACTTATAAAAGAATCCTATCTAATAGTATAGTACTTCCCAAAATAGACTATAAACAAGTAAAAAATCAAAGTATTAAATTTGACAATAAAGAGATTTTTGAAGAATGGTTAAGATTAATAAGTAGTAAAATAGGAGGTAGTTTGAATCATTTATCCAGTAATTCTGATGATTTAACCATAAAAATTTGCTATACAGAAACAAATAAAATAGAATAAAATTATGAATATAGATGATATACTGATTAAACATTTAAAAGAAAATCAAGCATATCTATCCTCTAATGAAAGATTTGCCGTAAAAGCAGCTATTAAAGAAATATGTATAGAATTATTAGAAAAAGCTGCTGATAATGGTAAAGTAAAAGTAGTATTTGCTAATGAAACAGAAGAAGATATATTAGGTCTTGAATATCATCAATTACCCGATAGATGGATATTTGTAGAAAAAGAATCTATTACTAATACAATAAATCAAATACAAGGATTATGAAAACACAAAATTTTAGTAGTGATGGTAATTACATGTTAAGTAGAGAAATAGAAAAATTTATAACAGCGACTAATTGTAAAGTAGTGGGTTTTTCTATGACTTGCTCTGGAATTGGATTAAATAAAACATTTTACGCAATTTTAATTTATGAGTAAAGAAATAAATAATAATATAGAAGAACCTTATTGTTCATTTGAAATAAGTCAACTTTTAAAACAAAAGGGATTTCATTGGGCTAATCAACATCCATTGACAGAAAAACTCCCAAATGGTATAAAATTAGAACCTAATGATGGATATTATTCATGTTATAATGAAGAAGGAAAAATAATCAATCCTAAATTTTATAATTTTAATAATAGTCATTATCCTAGACCAACACATGCTTTAGCTATTGAATGGATAAGAGTTAATTTTGGCTTTGACTGAAGAAGGGTTTATTGATAAAGCAAATGACATTAGAAATAATACAAAAGTAATAGAAGTAGAATTTAAATTATGAAAACAAGAATGACAATTAACATGGAAATCGAATTTATAGATTTAGTAAGTTAAACTTAATTAAAATGAATAAAATAACAAAATTAGAAAACCAGCTTAAAGAAGAAAAATTAAAATTAGAAAAAGAAGCTATAGAAAAGGAATTGGCAGAATACAAAAATAGATATGAAGGATGCTGGTCTACCCATAAAATTTGCAGATTTGAATATCCAGGTAAAGGCTTTGAATTTAGCCTAATTAAATACTTTGATTTTAGAATCAAAGATAAAACTATAGTATGCAAAACCGTTAGTATTTCAAGTAGGTATTCTAATAATAATTATATATTTGAAATTTCAGACAGCGGTTATGATTACAATATTAAAGGAAGCTCTATGTATTTATATACCAAATGTCAGCACAAAGTATCAAAAGAGTCATTTGAAAAGTTAAAACAACAAATGACAGCATACTTGGAAAAAGGCATAGATAATATAAGATTACAAATTCCTACAGGAAACGAAATAATTACAATAGGAAATTCCAATTCAGAAGAAACAAAGAAGGATTTGTTAAAACATGGAGGGGATAGTCTAATAGATTTAGAAAATGTTAAAGCTATAGACCATATATCTATGATTGAATTATTATCTTGGAATAATCATCCTTATTTAATAGGTAATTATTTATTAAATAGCCAAACTTCTAAAAAAATAATAGAAAAAATAGCTGATGATATAGAAAGCAATGCAAGAAGTTGGGGAGGTAGTATCTGGGAAAGAGATTATCCAAGAATTAAAGCTCTTAGACAATTTATACAAAATACAGAATGGAAATAACAATAAATAAAGCTATTCTTATTAAAATAAGTGATAAGGAAACTTACATAGAATGGGAAGGAAATCTGGGATATGGGGTAATATCTATATTACATGAAGGAAATGGCTATTATAAAATAGACTCAGAAGCCCTTTCATTAGAAACAGTAATTAAAATAATACAAAAAGTAGAATTATGAAAAGAAAAGATAAACATTTTAACCCGGACAATCTTAATTTACAAATATGTTGGGATTGGTTTAATACAGATGATATGCCTACTATGTATAATTATTCTTTAGGTATAGCTTATTTCCAAGAAACTAGAAAATGTATTGTTATAGGTTTAGTATTTATAAATATTAATATTTGGTGGTAATGAGAACAATTAAAAAAGTTATTCTTTATATAATATTTATAATAATTTCACTTATTTGGAGTCCTCTTGAAGCATTATATATGCTATTAACAAGAAGTATTTCCTATATAGCTGTATTATTAATAATTATTAAAGAACAAATAGAAGAATTATGAAAGTAACAAAAGATAATATAACTAGCTTAAAAATAAATGATAAAATATACATAGCTAGGTCATTTAATACTCAATTAGTTTTAGAATACATTGGAAATACGCATTCAAGTTTCTTAAAAGATCATATGATATTTTCTAATGGTTTAGATTTTAAAGGAATAAGCTTAAATAACCCAAACTATGATTGGGATTTAAAAAATGGACAAATTTTCACAACTTTAGAAGAATGTTATGAAAAAATGAGAGAGTTATGTTTAGATACAATAGACCACTATAACTCCCATCAATTAAAAGATAACCCAATAATCGTACAAAAATGAAAAAACTATTAACAATAATAACAATTACACTACTATTTAGTAGTTGTAAACAGAATAATTGTTCAGATTTAATATTTGCAAGAAATAAACAAGCAGAACAGAAGAACTTTGAAGCTATGGCAGCTACAGATTCATTAATAATAAACTATTGTAAATAATGAAACAAATAAATATAGTAGATTATTTTTTTGAAAGTAATGCAGCAGCATTAGAAATAACATGTCAACAATTAGAAGAAATAGCTGAAAAAGCTACAGATGAAGAATTAGACAAAATTATTAATTTAGGAGAAGCTACAGAAGAACAAAAACAAATAGCAAAAGAATTAGTAAATAAATATTGTACAGAATGGAAAAGATAATAATTATAGCATTAATAATTTATATTATTTTTACAGCATTAGCTTATAAAAGTATACAAAAAACAATTAAAAACCCATCTGGATTTCATTTCTTTTATATGATAACACCTTTTATTCAAATAATACCTATTTTGCATTTTATAGGAGATTTTATTGAAGATAATAATATTGTAGATTGGAACAAATTTTTTAACAAATTTTAAGACATGAAATTATATGTATTTAATAAAGAAACACTTCAATATCAGAGGATTTCCTTAAAAACCTATATTTATACATTAATAATTATAGGATTTATATTTACCAGTTTAGGTTTTACAGGAGCTATAAAATTCAATAATTTTGTTGAAAGAATACCAATTATAATTAAACCAAACCAAGAACAACTAACTAAAGAATATGTAATTTCGCTATTAAACGAATGTAATATTCAGAATAAAGATATTGTTCTTCAACAAATATTATTAGAAAGCTCTAATTTAACTTCACAATCCTGTAAAGAAGGTAAAAATCTAACAGGAATGAAAAAAGTTTATTCCAGACAAAACTGTCAATCTGGTGAATTTCTAGGTCATGCAAGGTATAATAGCTATAGAGAATGTATTCTAGATTATGGATTATTTCAGACATCTTATTGTAATAATCTTACAAAAGAACAATATTATAGCTTTTTAAACCAATTTTATGCAGAAGACCCTAATTATATAAACAAATTAAAACAAATAAAATGAAAACAAAAGTAATAAAAGTAGACTCAGACTCAATAAAATTTGATAATGGGGTATTATTAATATCAGAACACAACCAAGATTGTTGTGAAAATCATTATTTAGATTTTACACACTTAAAACTAGAAGATTTTGAAGGAATGGAATTTGATTTAGAAAATGATAATTTCTTTACAAGAATAGAAAATTATGGTATTTCTTTAAATCCCATTAACAATTTTCCTGTAAGAATTCCAGGCTATGGTTATAATAATGGTTATTATTCTAGTGATTTATCATTACTTTTAACAAAAGATGGTAAAGATTGGAAACAATATGATATTACAGAATGTCAAGTAATTAATGATTAAAACTATGAAAACAATAACAAAAGAAGAACTAATACATAAGATACTTAAAGATATAGAATATATTGAAAAAGAATATTCGGATATTGATAGATATGAAGATTTAAGAATAGAATCAGTTTCTCCTCTTTATATAGCTTTAAGTAATTTAATAAAAGATTGATTATGAAAGAATTAGAAGAAATAAAACAATTATATTCTGAAAGATACATAGCATCTGATGTTTGTTATACTGAAGAAGATTTAGATAAAATGCTAATTAAAGCATATAACTTAGCAATAGATAAATGTATTGAAAATGCTGAGGTAATAGAATACTATCCAGATTACTATAAAGTAAATAGGGAGGAATTAGAAAAACTTAAACTATGAATATAAAAATAGGAGATAGCTTATGGCACCCATGTAATATGGATATAATTGAACATAAAGTTACAAGTATTAGACAATTTGAAGGTTTTAATCATTATGTTACGAAAGCTGTTAGAAATGTAGGAGCTTGTGGTAAAGTAGAGGTAATTTTAGACGAACATAAAGGAAAACTGAGGTTTGTAGAATTATTACATGAAGAAGAGATAGAATATTCTAGTGGACTAGGAGATTTTGTAGAAGGTAATTATTATACAAATAAAAAAGAAGCAGAACTAGAATTTTACACACAGCAAGAATATCTTTGCAGAAGAAAAGTAGATGAAAGAGAAAGATGGTATAAAGAAGCTAAAGATAGATATGAGCAAGTAAAATTGATAGTAAGTAAAATAAAAGAATCTTAAACTATGATAGATAAACTAATAATATTAAATAAAGAAGAATTAGAAAAGAAAATAGCTGAAATTGAAAAAGACTACTTTAAAACTAAACAAAAAGAAGGTTTTGAAGAGGATACTCAATTTTTAGATGGTGCTAGGACTTATTTAAAATACGTTTACAATGATATTTCAAAGCCATTAAAACCGTATATAGAAGAAGCTTTTGAAGCTGGTAGAGATAATGTAATTTATAGAGAAAATGAATCAGGTTATGAATCATTAGAAGGACATTTAAAACAAATAAAATGGTAGATAAAGAACAACTAGCAAATTCAAAAGTTGAAGGTTTTATAGGATTATATAATTATAATATACCCAAATACTATATAAAACAACTATATTTAGATGGTTTTAATGATTCTGAAACTTATTATAAAGATATAGCTGTAAAATTTGCTACATATCTATTGAAAGATTTTGAAATGATTGATTTAGATGCAGACAGAATGGGTTGGCAATTAGCTGGAACTAATCAAAATTATACAACTAAAGAACTATTTGATTTATTCCTAAAAGAATTAGAAAATGAATAATATGTTTTTAAATATTAAAAACTGGTGGGATAACACTTGTTTTATTAATCATAATTATGAATGGATAGAATGGGGAAACAGATATATGAAGTATAAGTGTAAAATATGTAGTCAAACAAAAGTAGAATATTATTAAAATGAATAATAGAGAACAATTAGCAGAAGAAATTACTACAGGAGAAGGAATTGGTAAATATATAGATAAACCTCCTAGAATAGCTAATTTCTTATTAGGTTATGATAAAGCTGAAGAATTATATAAAGGAGAATTACAAACAGCTACAAATCTCCTTATTAGACTAAAAAATCTTTACTATCAAGGAGGCATCAATGACCAAACATCATTATATAATGAAATATGGGAATTTTTAAGAGATAAAGAGTATAACTGCTCTAAAAATGGTATTAAAAGAGAAGGAGAAAGCTGTACATTAAATAACAATTGTATTTATCCTAAATGTTTAAAATAATGAAATACATAATAATACTACTAATATTCATATCTTCTTGTAGTCCTACAATTAAACTTATACAACCTAAACCAATATATTACACTACAGATGGAAAACATGTAGAATATGGTACACTAATAGGTTATACAAAGAATAAAGAATATATCATCCTCACGGAAGAGGGATGGAGAATGCATTTAAATGATAGTTTAATAATAAAACAATGAAACCATACTTTGCAAAATATCTCCCTGTTGAAGGAGAAATAAAATCTAAAGAAAAGTTTATGTGGATGGATAATAATTCTTTAGATGTAGCTGATATTGAATTAACCCCCTCTATATTTAAGAATCAGAAAGAGTTAAATCTCAAACCTGTAAAATTATTTCTTTGTAGTAGAGATGTAAAGGTTGGAGATACTGTCTATAAAGAACCTCCTTTTAATACTGAATATGAACTGAAAAAGCAATTTGTAGGTATGTTATGGGTTACAGATTTAGATTTAGAGAACCCGAATCCTACTATTGTTTCAAAAGAACCGTTAAAAGGTTACTATAAAGTAATAGGAGAAATATCTCCTAATGCTAAATGGGTTAAAGAAGGAGATGAGTTTGATAATAAGGAGTTAGCTTTGATTTTATCAGATGGTTTTAATCTTAAGTTTGAAGATATTAGAGTTTGGGTTGATGATTTTATACGAAATTACCCAATTGCAATTAAATGCCCCTGCTGTAACACGTTTGTTTAAAACTAAAATTTAATTATGAAAAATTGGTGTATATACCATCCAAAGGATAAAGAAGTAATAGAATATTTAAAAAAATTAAATCATGGTTCTAATAATTGGGTTTGTAATTCACAAGGGTACTATTATATTAATAGAGATATTTTGAATTATAACACCCATATAAAAGGACCGCCATTAAGTTACACTTTACTTACAGAACAAGAATTTAAAGAAAAAGTTATGAATGTTAAAAAAGAATTACCACAGTATTTTGTAATTCGACACTATCCTCTTAATCCATTATGGCATAAATATATAGGTTGGTTAAATAAAACTTATAAAGTAAATTATACAGGAGATTCTTATATATATTATGGATATGATGGATTTAGTGATCTTGATAAAGGTACAAAATGTTCAAATTTTTTAGAAAGTTTTAAAAATAACCCAACACTATTAACACTAGAAGAATGGGATTCAATAGTAAATCTTAAAGAAGAATTTGTATTGCCAGAAAAATGGTGTATAAGACCAACTAAAGAACAAGAAAATACAGTTTTTGCTTACTTTAAATCTAAAAAAAGCAATTTTGTATGTGGAAATGTCAGTTCTTATATGTGGTATTATTCTCCTGAAAGAGGTTACCATGCTTTTCTTAATGGTAAATCTACAGATTATGAAGGATATACAGAAATAACATTTGAACAATTTAAACAATATATTTTAGGACAAAATATGGAAAATAAAGAAGAAATAATAGGATATAAAGCTCCTTATGATTTATTTGGGGGAAAAATAAAACAAGGAGATTTATACAAATTTAAAGATACAGGATATGTTCATTATTTATCCGATGCATATTATTTACCAAAAGAAATAGTAGAAACATGGGAAGCAGTATATAAAACTAAAGAACAAACATATACACTTTCTAATGGTAAAGAAGTAAAAATTACTAAAGATTATGTAGTATGTGCTGGTGAAAATGTTAAAATTGAGAAATTTAAAGAATTAGCACAAATTACTTCAAAATTAAACAACACTTTTCATACTTGGAGTTTAAGTTTAACAGAAGCTACATTCAAGATTGGGTGTTATAATGATGTAAAACTATCTGATATTCAACAAATTATAAAAATTCACGAAAGTTTATGAGAACATTAAAACAATTATATCAACTATTACTCCATAATTATGATAATAGTAAATTACTAGGTATTTGTAGAAAAATATCTGATTTATATTGGCAAGGATTAATTACAGAGGAAGAAGATAAATTACTAAAATTAGATTTTTCTAAAAGAAAACCCAACATCTTTAATAAATTTTGGTGGGATTCAGAATATAATCAGCTAAGTTCATTTGGAGATTTTTGGTGGTATCCTGAAAATCATAATAAAAGAAAAGAATTTTTACAACACATAATCAATTTATTATAAAATATGTCAAAAAAAGAAAAGTTATTAAAGTATTATACAGCAGATGGTTATCCAGGAGATGGTGATTGGATAGAAGGTTGTTTTTTTACACGTAAATTAAAGGAAGCAGATATTGTTATATTCCAAGGAGGAACAGATATTAGTCCTAGTATTTATGGAGAAAAGAAAGGATATTTTACACAAGTAAGTGGACTAACACCTAGAGATGAAAAAGAAATAAAACTATATAATTACTGTATTGAAAATGGTATTTTTATGATAGGTATTTGTCGTGGCTTACAATTGTTATCAGCCCTCAATGGAGCTAGATTAATTCAAGATACTACTGATCATGCAGGGAGAAGTCATAAAGTAAAAACATGGGATAATCAAGTTTGTGAAGTCAATAGTTTACATCACCAAATGGTTTACCCTTGGGATTTACCAGAAGAAGATTATAAATTATTAATGTATTCTAAAGGTATTTCTAAACATTATCTTAATGGTGATGATGAAGATATAAATTTCTCCTTAAAAGCTATAGATGAAGATGGTTTAATAATAGAACCTGAAGCTATTTATTATCCTAAAACCAGATGTTTAGGAGTACAATTTCACCCTGAAATGATGGGTTGGAGAAGTTGGGAATGGAATTTAGATAAAAATAGCTCAGATGTTCACACATTAGATTATTTAAATAACTTAACTAAAACATTATATTATGAATCCAATTACTTTGACAGAATTGCAAAAGAGCAAACCATTTTTTAAAAACTAAATAATAATTAATGAAAAGAATTGCAATCCCCTGTTGGTCTACGGGGGACAACTCATTTGGTGTAACTAAGCCATATTTAGAATATTTTAGTCAATTTGGTCAAGTAGAAATGCTCACACCAAGAAAAGGAATAGTAGAAGGATTAGATTTAGTAGTATTACCTGGTGGTCTTGATACATTTAGTCATAGATATGGACAAGTTCCAGGATTTAATAATACTAATTGTGATGCTTTTAAAGAATACTTTTATGAAGTAAACTTACCTCAATATATTAATGCAGGAACACCAATATTTGGTATATGTCTTGGATTTCAAATGCTTAATATTTATTTTGGAGGTGAATTAATTCAGAATATTTGGTGGGATCATGGAGATTCTACAAGAGATAGAAGCGAATTAGCTCATATAGTATATGAAGTAACTAAATATGATGATGAAAAAGAATGTTGGTTAATAAATCAAGTTAAAGAAAAAGATGCTATGAAAGTTAATTCATTACACCATCAAGGTATCCAAATAGATGGATTAGGAAATAATTTAAAGCCTCTTTTATTATCAGAAGAAGGAATTGTAGAAGCATTTGAACATAAAGAACTTCTCATATCAGGTGTTCAATTTCACCCTAAAACTTTGGGGCTTGCATAAGTGATTATGCAATAAACTGTGGTTAAATTCATGGGAACTCCTAATGGGAAAATCATGAGCCAAGTTACAATTTAAATAATTGTAAAAGGTGCAACGACTAGCTATTGAAACTATTAAAAATAGAATATAATATAGCCACGAAAAACCACTAACTTTTTATAAAGTTAAAGATATAGTCTGAACTGTATAGTAATATACAGAATTACAGGATAAAGAGCCTGTAAGATAACAAGTTTGGAAGAACTTATGATGTCTTATGCTAATAATATGATAAAAAAATTATTGAAGTAAATGAGCTATGTTTATAATAAAAGATACAATGAAAGACAATATGTAGATATTTTGGTAAATTATCATAACGGAGATACTTATAATGAAACAGAAGTCTGTTGTTGTGAAATAGTTAAGAAAAATACTCTATCTGTAAAAGAATACATCATTACTAAAAGACAAAAATGTGCTTATAGTGATGAAGAAATTACAAAATGGTTAGGATTACTTAAAGAAAATGGTATCCATATTAATTATGAAATAAATAAAGAAGGATTACATCAAATTCGTCTAATACCAACAGAATATCAAAATATCATGCATATGTATATATGTTTAATATTAACAAGATATTTATGGTATGTTGAAAATGATGGATTAATTGATAGAATATTTGATATTCTTAAAAATAGCAATCTTAGTTTTTGGCAAGCTGTCGTTTTAGCACATTATTATGATAATTTAGAAAGAGATGTAACATTTAATCTGGCTTATAATTATACTTTTTTTGCAGATACTACTTTCTTTAATTTTGATAAATTAATGACATCTTTATACAATATTCGTTATTTAAATGATTTTGTATTATTTTCAAGTTTAGGATCTGGTCAAGGAGAAATTGATCTTAAACCTTATAATATTGCAAAATTAGGTAGTTCTTTATTGTGGTTTAAAGTTATAAAATATATACAAGCTGGTAATTCTTATAATAATGTTTGCAAATTTATCACTAATATCAAAAAAAACTTCTTATTTTATATTGACAGAATACAAAATGATGATGATAAATTATTAGAATTACTATCTTCTATGACTAGATCAGCTGGTTATCAACTTTCTTTTACTGAAGTTCCTTTAAATCAATTAAATAGAGAAGATAATTATTTTATATTTAATAGTATTAATGAACAATTTGTTTATAAACATAATAACTATTTTATGAAATTTCAAAATCAAGATGATGTATACATAGAATTTAGAAAACCAAATGGTGGATCGTATTATACAAGAAAAAATGTAAAAGTTTATAAAATAATAGACAAAAATGAAAATCAGAAGTTTTAAATTGGGTAGTGACCCAGAATTATTTTTAAGAAGAAGAGATACGGGTGAATATTTTCCAGCAATTGGTTTAATATCTGGAACTAAAAGAGATCCTTTACCAATGGTAAATTTACCAAAAGGTTTTGCATGGCAGGTAGATAATTGCTCCTTAGAATATAATATTCCAGCAGCATCTTCTAAGCAAGAATGGATTGATTATCACAATACTGCTTTGAAATATATTAAAGCTAATGTAGATAATGAACAATTTATACTAGCTTTAGATGCATCAGCAGAATTTAATCACGAGTATCTTGAAATGCCAGGTGCTAGAGAAGCTGGTTGTGAAACAGATAATAACGCTTGGCAAAAAATGGTAAATCCTAAAGTTAGTGTTGCTGATACAAATCTAAGAGTATGTGGCGGACATGTAAGTATAGGTTTTGAAGAAGCTAAAGATAGACAAATTTGTGAAGAACTAATAAAAGCTATGGATATTTTCTTAGGATTACCGAGTGTATTATTAGATGGAGATACAAAAAGAAGACAACTTTATGGTAAAGCTGGTAGTTTTAGATTTGCTACTAAGTTCCACGGTAAAAGAAATTAAACATTATATAACAAAATTAAAAATTAAATAAGATATTATCTAAGTTAATTCTTCAATTAAATAAATAATCTGTATTTTTGTCCATTAAAATAAGGACAAAATGAGAAAAATAAAGAAAAAATCTAATTGGAGACCTAAATTTCAAATAATACCAAATGAAATTTTTAATGAAATTTTAAAAGACTATAAAGATAATATTCCATATTATAAATTAACTGAAAAATATGGATATGATAGAATAATAATTCAAGATAACTTTAAAATTAGAAATATAGATTTTTCAAAAAGAATATATATTAGAGATAATCAAAAAGTTATAAGAAATGTATTTGAAGATTTAAATAATCCTGAAGTACAATATTGGTTAGGATGGATTGCTTCAGATGGAGCAATAAGAGGAACAAGATTATCTTTAGGAATAAAAAAAGATGATCGAGAAATTCTTGAAAAGTTTAAAATATTTCTTAAATCAGATATAAAAATATCTGATGTTAAAAAAGTAACCAAGAATAAGACTTATTTTGGCTGTAGAATTACTTTTAGAAACAAAGAATTAATAAACTATCTAAAAAATTTAGGAATTGGTGAAAGAAAATCAACAACAATTAAAATAAATTTTCCTATAACATGGGATTTTTTAAGGGGTGTTATTGAAGGAGACGGTTATATAGATTCTAATAAAAATAGAATTCAACTAACTTCTGCTTCTATTGATTTTTTAAGTCAAATTTCAGAATTTTTAAACCAACAAAATATTTCTCATGCAATATATAAACATAAGCCAAGTAAAGCTTATAGTTTACAAATACATGCGTTACCTAGTGTCTTTAAATTTATTAATTTGTTATATACAAACGCTCATACTTTTCTTCAAAGGAAGTATGATAATGCCGCACAGATTAGAAATAATCTAGTAGAAAAATACTCGAAATTCAGGGAACCAGCGTAAGGAATCCTGAGCGAAACTCATGATAATATAGAGAATAATTAAAGAAAAAATGTGGTTAATTATTTTATGAAATATTATATTAGAGGACGTGCAACGACTATAATGAGTACACCGTATAAAAAGGTGAAGGGATAGTCTAAATCTCAGAAAAGAGATTGGTGGAATATCGTACATTAAGTAATTTCTGGATTAAATCAGATGACTTAATGGGTTTTGTATGGGATAATAGTGAATTAGCTATTAAATTTATATCAGAAGGTAATACATTTGATGATGATTTAGCAGGACAAGTTGAATTAGCTATTAATGAAGGAATTCCTGCTCTTGCGCAAGAATTAATTGAAAGATTTAATGTTCCAGTAATTGGACAAAAAGTATTAGTTTAAATTATAATAAGCTGGGGTATTTAGTTTCTATTTTGATAATGTTAAAAACAAATTAAAAAGTAGAGTTTAAATCAGTAGTGTGTGCTAAACAACTAAATATTCCCAGCTTATTTTACATGGAAAAATGACAGACAAGGAATTAGAAAATTGGATAATAAAGAAACAAGATTGGATAGATTTAAAATGTAGATATTTTACTAGAGATATAGAAGCTGCTAATGAACTAAAAGCTCAAGCTCAATTGAACATGTGGTTATATAGAGAGAATTACTCCAGACCAAATAATGAACAATCAGTTGAATCTTGGATGTTTTTTGTAATTAAATACGCTTATTTTCACATTTTGGAACATTTATATAAAAAACCAATATATTATTATCCTGATTATAATAATCATGAATTAATCACAGAAAATACTATTTTAAGCTCATTACAGGCAAAATCTGAGATAAATGATATATTATCCCAAATTGAGACGAAAGTGTCTAAAACAGCCTCTAAAGTGGTTAAAATGAGAGCTGAAGGCTTTACACATAAGGAAATTGGAGAAAAACTTAATATTTCTATACCAATATCTCATAAAAATGAGAAAAAAGTTAGAAAATATTTAAGTACAGATGGTAATATTGTTAAAATTACTAGAAATAGAGGAAAAATTAATAAAATAGACCCTATTATAGCTCTTAATGATACTATTGAAGTAGAGTATCAAAATTCTAAAATAGCATCTGATGAATTAAAAATAAAAGCTTCAGCCATATCAAGAGCTTTAAGGTATCCTAATTATACAGCAGGGGGATATTCTTGGAGAAGAAAATTAATTAATGAATAACACAATTAAAATGAGTAGAGTTAAACAAACTAAACAACTTAATCCTAATATTGATAAAATTGTTAAAATATTAGAAAAGTATTTAAAGAAAAAACAATATAAAAATTATACAATTAAAGATAAAACAAATAGTATAGTCATCTCAGATGATGAGTTTAATGAGTATTATTTTGAATTTCAAATGCAAATTCAAAATTTACCATTAACTTGTACAATGTTTGAATTATCTATGGGTAATTCATGTTACACAAGTGATTTAGATTTAATATTAGATGGTATAGATCTTACAATTAAAAAGACAGATTTAATAGCTATTAATAGTTTATTACTAAAAAATGAAATAGAATTTGATTATTTAGATAGTAGATATAGCACTAGAGAAACACTAATTACAAATGTAGTTAAAGATAGTGATGAACACAAAATAGTGGCTAAATCTGGTGTATTTAAAAAAGTATATTCTTATCAAGGAAATGATGGTGAGGTATATACATATATGTTAAAGAAATAAATGATATTAGAAGTAAATAAAGAGGTATGGATCTTCTGGGATTATCAAGAACAGACTAAAGTAATAGGTAGAGTTAAACTACTGGAATTTATTAAAGATGGTCTTGATTTTATCCTGGAAGATATGCCTCGTGATGAACAAGTGTTGTATGGAACACAATATTGGAAATGTGAAATTATATCAGATGGTGGTTATTATCCAAGAAGTTATATAAAAACATTTCCTATCAGATATATTAAATCCATAGGTAATATAACTACAGATGACTATGATGATTTTGAAAAAGAAGATATTATAATAGATAAATTTATTGAAATTGATGGACAAGAAATCTATTAATGTAAGCGTAAATGTAATAGAATCAGGAGTTTGGCATAATCATTTAGAATTAGTTTTTCAAGATAATTCTATTAATAGTCCTATCATTTTCAATATATATGAAACTAAAATGGGTTGTGGATTATTACAAATGTTTAAGATTTGTGATAATGAGTCCAATGATCTTGAAGAGTTAGATGATGAATCTATCAACTTTATTTCAAATTATTTAATTAATGAATTAGTCAATTATACAGATAATTATAGTAATATGGAAGCTGGGTTAATCATTTGTACATTAGGAGAAGATTTTAGAAATAATTATGAAGATTTCATATTAAAACTTGGTTTTGAGGAATTATCTGAATATAATAATTGGAGACATGGATATGATGAAACTCAAAAATTATATGGATTAAAAACAAATTATGGAGATTAAAAAAACAGACAATAAACCTAGAATGAAACTTAGTGATATTCAAGCTAATTTGGATACATTAAAACCTATTCATTTTAATTTAAATGAGAAATATAATTTCAAGGATATTAATGAAGTATTAAGATTTGCTACTAACAGTAGTTATCTTGTAGACAATACAACATATATACAAGGAAGACAACAATGTTATCGACAAAGGAGAAGAGGTATTGCTGATTTATATAGACTATGCAAATATTACTTTCCCCAAACTACATTAGAAGATGTCGTAGAAGCTGTAAAAAGTATACCAATGCAAAGAAATTATTGTTGGACAACTAATCAAGATGTATTTAGATATTACAGAGAGAATTATGATGATGATGAAAGTCAATATCAACATACTAACATTAAAGCTATAAAAAATGACCCTTCTATTAGATTGAAAACTAGAAAAAGGGTTTATATAGACTATGATTCTTAATCAAGTGATTATTGAAGGTCTAATATCATTAACTATTATGATTACTATAGTATGTCTATTGAAAAGATATAAAAATAATAAAAATTGGTAGTAGTTTATGACATAGAAACTTTAGCTAGCTGTTTTACATATTCAGCAATAAATGTTAAAACAGAAGAAAAATATCAATTTGTTTTACATAAAGATAAAAATGATTGGTTTAGTTTAGTAAATCATTTGCAGGAATGTATAGGACAAATAGGATTTAACAATATTAACTTTGATTATCCTATTATTCATTATATTCTTGAAAATATGTTTATTTGGCCATCTAAATATAACATAGAACAAATAATCAGTTTAATATATCAAAAAGCTCAGGAAATAATTAATAGCCAAGACACAGATGAATTTTATAAAACTGTAGCTATTCCAACAAAAAATTGGAGAATAAAACAATTAGATTTATTTAAACTATGGCATTATAACAATAAAGCTCGAAGAACTAGTTTAAAAGCTCTGGAAATATCAATGAACTTTCCTAATGTAATGGAAATGCCCATAGAGCATACAAGAGAAGATATTACTTTAGAAGAAGTAAAAGATATTCTAGAATATAATATGAATGATGTATTAGCTACATTTGAGTTTTATAAAAAATCCAGAGAAAAAATTGATCTAAGAAAAACTCTTAAATCAACTTATGATATACCATGTCTAAATTGGTCTGATAGTAAAATTGGTGAACAATTAATATTAAAATTATATTGTGATAAAACAGATTTAAATGTTTGGGAAGTAAAACAACAAAGAACTTTTAGAAATAACATTATAGTCAAAGATATTATATTTAACTATATTAAGTTTAATAGTAAAGAATTTAATCATTTGTTGAATAAGTTGAGAACTATACATATTACTAAAACTAAAGGAGCTTTTGAAGAATCAGTTGTTTATAAAGGTTTTAAATATGATTTAGGTCAAGGAGGTATTCACGGATGTATAAAACCAGGTGTATATGAATCAGATGATGATTATGTAATTATAGATGCAGATGTTGCATCACTATATCCCAATATAGCTATTAAAAATGGTTTATTTATTGAACATTTGGGTAAAGACTTTATAGATATTTATGATAATGATATAGTCAAAAAGAGATTACAGGCTAAAAAAGATGGTCAAACAGCTATTGCAGATGCTTTAAAATTATCAGCTAATAGTGTGTATGGTAAATCTAATGATGCTAATAGTTTCTTATATGACCCAAAATACACTATGGCAACTACTATAAATGGTCAATTAATGCTTTGTATGTTGGCTGAAATGTTAGTAGATAATATACTAAACTTAAAAGTTCTTCAAATAAATACAGATGGTATAACTGTTAAAATACCAAGATTACTGGAACCTATTTATAATGATGTATGTAAAGAATGGCAAAATATAACTAATTTAGAATTAGAGTATGTAAATTATTCTAAGATGGTTATCAGGGACGTTTATAAAATATTGGCGTCTTAACCTTTTGAATTGCTGGAAAACTAAGTAATAGTGATAAAGGAGTGTAGTGCTTATTAGAAGGAATGGAAATCCTATAAAGCCTCACTAGCTTTAGTAGACTGCTCAATACAGATATTGATAAGTTAAATGATGCAATTATGGTCAGCTACAAACCAACTCCTATTATATGTCAATCAGCAGCCAAGCCTATTTATAGGAAGGTTCAGAGACTATCGAAACACACTAAATAGTGAATGGAGTAGAGTAGGGTTATTATGATTAAATAACTCGAAGCGGAAGGCATTAACAATTTTTAATATAAAATTGTTGCATAATTAATAATTATTTTGTATCTTTGTATTTATGAAGATAAAAATAGAGCATTCCTTCCCAGGAATATATGCAATTAGAAATATAACCAATAATAAATTATATATTGGTAAAGCTAAAAATATTTATAAAAGATTACATCAACATTTGAGTGATATAAAGTATCAACATAGAAACTTTAATGAAAATCCTCATTTATTGAATGCAATTAAAAAATATTCTTTAAGTAATTTTGAATATATAATTTTAGAAAAAACCCTATTAGATGAAAATTATTTAAAAGAAAGAGAACTTTTTTTTATTGATAAATATAATACTACTAATAGGGAATTAGGATATAATTTAAGAAGAGATTCTTCAACAAATATGATTGTTCATGATGAAACAAGAGAAAAAATATCAAAAAGAGTTAAAAAAGAATGGTCTTTAGGTATTAGAAAAAATCATGGACAAAAGTTAGCAAATAATTGGAAAAACAATAATGAAAGAAAAGCTAATCAATCATTATTACTAAGTAAAATACTAACTAAATACGAATATCATCTAACAAGAGATAATATTACAACAATAGTTAGTTATAAAGAACTTAAAAACTTAGGTTTACAGAATTGTTTAGCAACATTTAAAAGGAAGAAAATTAATGAAATTATATTTAAAGGTTATAAAATACAAAAATTAAAAGTTAATGAAGATATAGTCCGACACTCTTAGAAATAAGAGATTACAGAAAAGCAATAATTATTTAGCTGTATCAGAAAAAGGTAAAGTTAAATATAAAGGAGCATTTGAGATTGATAAAGTCGTAGGTAATGAACCAGCGTATCATAAAGATAATAGTTTTAAAATAATTCCTATTGCTTTACAAGAATATTTTGTTAATAAAATACCTATAGAATATACAATTAAAAAACATACTAACATTTATGACTTTTGTGGTAGGCAGAAATTTGGTAAAGATAGTTATGGAATGGTACATTTTTTGGAAGATAATGAAGAAAAAATTCAAAAACAACAGAAGAATGTAAGATACTATATATCTAAGACCGGTGCTGTATTTGTTAAGTATTATACAAAAGGTACATCTGAATTTATAAATAAAGCATATACTGTAACAATATTTAATAATTACATAGAAAAACAATTTTCCGAATATAATATTGATTATTCTTTCTATATAAATGAATGTAGAAAAATCATAGATGTTATTGAGGATAAACAATTAAGCTTATTTTAACTATGGAAGAAGAACCAATCAGTGACAAAAACTTTGAAATTCCTGAAAATGAAAATCAAATACATAAAGAAGAAAAGCCAATAGTTCCAGTTGCAGGAAAATCTGTAAGTTTAATGGCAACAGAACACCCTAAATTAGCTGAGTTTTATAGAGAATTAAATGATATTATAAATAGTTCTTTATTACTTCGTAATAGAGGTAGAGATATTCAAAAACTTTATGAAGTTAAAATTACTATGAAAAGAAAAGAAATTAGGGATTATGAGAAAGAAAATAATATTGTAAGATCTGATCATATTAGATGGGGGAGATAAATTATGGATGATTATACATTAATGGAAAGACAATTCTTTGAAAATAAATTATTAAAAGAATTAAATGATTTTGAAAGTATTTCTAGAAGAAATTCTGGACAAATACAAAATAACGGCAGACCAAGTAGTTATAATAGAGGCTATATTCGAGAAAGATTACAGTTTTCTAGAGAAAATACTACAAATAGACAAGCAGAGAAAGTTATTATTACAAAATCTGGTAAGACGAGGGTTCTTAGGGATATATAGTGATGAATTAGGATTTGAAATAGTGGAAAATCTTTATGTGACAGATAAAGGAGAAGACATTATATTTAATCTTAAAACTAAATTTGAAGATTTCAAAAAATTAGACATAACATTTGAAAAAACTAATTTTGAATATCAATTCAATGAGTTTTGGGAAACATTTCCAACATCAGACAAAATATTACATTATCCTAGAACCAGAGTTTTAAGAACAGAACAAGAAAAATGTAAAAAGCTTTATAAAAAACTACTAGAAGAATATAAACATGAGGATATTATTACAGCTTTAAAATATGAAATAGAAATGCGTACTAATAATTCAAATGGTAAAATGTTTAGTGATTTAAAATTTATGAAAGCTAGTATAACTTGGTTAAATAATAAAGAATTCTTAGCTATTTTAGAGGTAATGAAAGATGATGATATTGAAAAAATAGACCCTTGGAGTAAAAATGTTTGATGAAGTTTACAAAAGAATATTAGAGAATAAACAAATTAAAGATGAAGGTAAACAACTATCAATACAACCACCATTTCCCAGATTAGCTAAAAAATTTCCTGGTTTTGAGAAAGGTAAATTAATAGAATTAACAGCAGCAAGTGGTATAGGTAAAACTAAATTCACTAAATTCTTTTGTATAACATCCGTATATAACTTTATTAAGCAAAACCCAGCTACTAAAGTTAAACTATGGTATTTTGCATTAGAAGAAACACAGGAAGAATTCTGGCTATCTTTTATAAGCACAATGCTTTATGAGAAATTTAATATTGAATTATCTACCGCACAATTAAAGTCTTTAGGTCAATACACTATTTCTGAAGATAATTTAGCTAAAATACGTGAATGTGAAAACTTTGTTAATGAATTAGCTTCATTTGTAGAAGTAATAGATTATGTTCATAATCCATTTGGTATTTATAAACATGTAAGAGATTATTTTAATAATCCAAGTGTTGGACATAATTTATATGAAGAAATAAATGAAGGTAAAGATAAAATAACTATTGGTTATAAACATCTTACAGATACACATTATTTTATTATTAATGACCACATTTCTCTACTAACTCCAGAGAATGGTATGGGGGAACATCAAACCATTGGTAATTTTAGTAAAGAATACTGTTTAAAGCAATTTTGTAAGAGATTTAACTGTACAGTTATTAATGTTCATCAACAGGCTGCTGAGACAGAAAGAATGGAATTTTATAAAGGTGAAACTATTGAGCAGAAACTAGAACCTTCTCTCAATGGTCTAGCTAATAATAAAGAGACAGCCAGAGATTGTGATTTAGTATTAGGTTTATTTTCTCCAGCTAGATATAAAATAGCTAAATATAGAAAATATGATATTACTAAATTAAATGATAGATATAGAAGTCTTATATTTCTTAAAGATAGACATTATGGATTAGCTAATACATATGTAGATCTATTCTTCAATGGTGCATCAAATTACTTTGAAGAATTACCTCCAGCTGAAGAATTTATAAACAACCCAGAATTATACAATAAATATATTTAACTATGAAAAATGCTTTAAAACAACTACAAGTACATATAGCGGACGTAAAAGCTAAAATTAACAATTTAAAACTAGAAATATCTGGTAAAAATAAAGAATTAAGTTTACATGAAAAGGAATTAAAAACTTTAACAGAGAAATTAAATTCTTTTGAAAAGAAAGACACAATTATTTCTGAACATGCTTATTTGAGATATTTTGAAAGAGTTTTAGGTTATGACTTAGAAAAAATAGGTAAAGAAATATTATCAGAAGATATATTAAAAATGATGGAAACATTAGGTTCTTCTGGTAAATATCCAAATCAAAAAGGTTATAGATTAGTAATAAAAAATAATGTAGTTGTAACAATTGAAAAATAAGTAAATATAATTAATGAGCGCAATTGCGATTGTAGGACCTAGTGGAAGTGGTAAATCTACTAGTTATGGAATTTTACCAGAAATTGAAATTAAAGGATTAAACCCTAAAGAAACTGTAGTGTGCAATGTTGCAGGTAAAGATTTACCATTTAGAGGATGGCAAAAACATTATGGTGGAAAATTAAGTGAGGGTGGTAACTATGTTGAAACATCAGATAGTAATACTATAGCCGAATCTATCAAATTTGTATCTGAAAAAAGACCAGATATTAAAAATTATGTAATAGATGATGGTCAATTTATTATGGCTTTTGAGTTTATGTCAAGAGCTAAGGAAAATGGGTATGGTAAATTTGCAGATATAGGTGTTAATATGAGTAAAATTGTACAAGCAGCTAAAAATGCAAGAAAAGATCTTAAAGTTTATTTCTTATGGCATCCAGAAGATAATAAAGAATATGGCTTTAAAATGAAGACTGTTGGTAAAATGATTGATGATTATTTAACTTTAGAAGGACTTTTTACAGTGGTATTATATAGTAGAGCCAGTAAAGGTGCAGATAATAAAATTAAATATGAATTTGTCACTAATAACAATGGTCAATTACCTGCTAAATCTCCTGTTGGTATGTTTAATGATTTATATATACCAAATGATTTAAGTATTGTATCTGAATTAATAGATAAATATAACAAAGGTGAATAATGACAAATTTAACAGAAGAACAACTACAAAATAGAACAATACAAAGATATAAACTACTTGGTAGATTAGGTGTAGTAAGAAATCCTTATTTTACTACAATACCTAGAGATACTACTGTGCAGTTAAAATTGTATGATGAAAAAACAGATACTTTTACAGCACTATACTCTACAAAAAATCCTAAATCTCTTTATTTCAATGCAAATGCAGAAATAACATTAGATGAAATAAATCTGATAGATAAGGAATTTGCAGGTCATAGTATATTAGTAAAAGGTAATAGAGTTGAAAGAAAAGATAAATTTGGAGATAATTTCTGTATTGAATTAATCGCTAATAAGAGGGATATTTATATATCAAGTGCATTAATATCTTTATTAGGATTAAAAGATGAACAAAATTATGTTGGATTTGCTCAAGATCCTGAAAATAAGACAATTTATATTTTCAAAAGTGATGAAGTAAATGGATATTTGCTAAATAAGACAAATGGTAGGATTACATCTACAGCTGATTGGAGAGAATTAAGTGTTAATTATAACACAACAATATTTGAAGTAACACCTCATCCAATAGTTGATAATAATAATCCTGGATTTATTTTTTATAGTATGCATCCTGATTTTAGGTATTTTAGTGAACCTAAACAAGAAATAGATAACATTGGATTAGCTACACAAAAGAGAATGAAAAATAAGCCTTATGGAAAAAAGGAAGCTTATACTAGTGCAGCTGCTTTAAATTCTATTTATAAACCATTTAATGAACTTAATAGTGTATTTGATGAGCCACTAAGATATTGGAATAGTGAAATTACAATGGCTACAGGATCTTTAAAACAAATTGAAGAAGAAATAAAAAAAGAAGAATATTAATATGATTAATACGAGTACAGTAACAACAACACAGAAACAAACAATTAACAAATATTTAACACCTGGACAATATAAGGTGAAAATAACTAATGTTTTATCACATCAGTCAAAAACTGGTAGTTATAAGCTTAAATTTGAGTTAGAAACTGAACCTGTAACTCAAGAAGGATTTGTGCCAGTTGAAGGTAAATATGGACAAATAGGTACAGTTCACACTGTATTTATGTCTAATCCTGATATGGAAAAACAGGTGGCTGAAACTATTGCAAATTTAGCTGATACTTTAGGTGTACGAGATGCTGTTAATAACCTTCCTAGTGATATTAGCTATGAAGAATGGTCACAAAAATTAACTGATATTGTTAAGGATAATTATTTTTGGGTTACTCTGAATGGTAAGGAATATATTAATCCTGTAACTGGTAAAAAAGGTACAGAGCTTAATTTTCCTAAATATAGAGCATTTGCATCTTTGACTAAATATGAAGAAGTAGGTGCTGAAAAAGCACTTTCAAAAGTATATGTTAAAGAACTTCCAAAAGAAGAACCATCTACTACCAGTACTGAATCACTATTTTAATTAATTAAATAGTTATAAGGTGCTATTTGCATTAGAGGATTCTCTGATGTATCTGAAGTATAGCTAAGTGTGAGTTTATTGTGAGAGGTGGTGAAGTTAATAGTCCACACTACAGATACCCTTGGACATTAAATGAAATATCGTCAAGCCTTATAATTATTTAAATTTATAATATGATTTCAACAAAACATATAAATACCTTACAATTATCTACACAAAATATTCTTAAATTTATTACAGATGAACAAATATTCAGAAGATATATTCCATATGAATTTGAAGTGAATGAAATATTCTCAGCTCCTTATAGAACTGATAAAAACCCTAGTTTTGGAGTATATTACAATATACATCTTGATAAGCTAATGTATAAAGATTTATCTACTAAAGAAGGAGGTGATTGTTTTAAATATGTAATGAAACATGTTTATAATAATTGTACTCTTTGGGAAGCTTGTCAACAAATTAATAGAGATTTTAATCTTGGATTTGGAAGTAATGGATATAGTGTAGAAAGATTAAAAGATAAGAATAGTAACTATAATATTATTAAAGAAAATAAAAAGAAAAAGATAGAATTTACTAAACAAGAATATACTAAAATAGATGAAAATTATTGGATTCAATATGGTATTAGTATTGAAACATTGATAAAATACAATGTATATTCTTGTAAATGTGTATATATTGAGAATGAATTAAGACGTTGTTACGTAGAAAATTATCCAATATATGCTTATCATTTTCCAAGAACAAATAATTGCAAGATATATGTTCCAACAGCACCTAAATATGAAAGATGGCTTACAAATGCTAATAATGATAAGGATATAATGGGTTATGACCAACTTCCAGAAAAAGGAGATTTAATATATCTAACTAAATCTATGAAAGATGTAATGTGTTTATATGAATTAGGGTATAATGCTGTAGCTACACATGGCGAAGGTCATTATATAAATCCTGATTTTATAAGACATTTAAAAGGTAGATTTAAACATGTTGTATTATTTTATGATAATGATGAATCTGGTAAAATATGTACTAAAATAATGTCTGAACAATTGAATATAGAATATTTCTTAATTCCAGATGAATTTGGAGTTAAAGATATTAGTGATTTTGTTAAAAAATATAATAAAGAAGAAGCGTGCAAGCTAATAAAATAAAAGATTTATTTGAAGAAAACTGGTTTAAAATATTAACACCTTTTATTGAATCTCCACAATTTGATGATATTATCAATCATTTAAAGTCTGAAAAAGCAAATGGTAAAAGAGTAGTTCCTTTTGATACAGATTGTTTCAATGCCTTTAAATATTGTCCTTATAATGAACTTAAAGTAGTTGTGATTGGTCAAGATCCATATCATGGAATTAGATTTGATAAACCTGAAGCTCATGGATTAGCATTTAGCTATAAAAAAGCAAATGAAAATGACTATTATGTTCCTAAATCTCTTCAGAATATATTAAGAGAAGTGGCTATGGATGTATATGGTTCACATTCTGATTTGTTTATAGACCAAGACACTAATTTAGAAAGATGGGCTAAACAAGGTGTATTATTATTAAATACAGCTTTAACTACTATTGAAGGTACTCCAGGTGCACATTTAACACTATGGAAACCATTTACTAATTATGTTATTCAATATTTAAATACTCAAAATCCAGGATTAATTTGGATGTTATGGGGTAGTGATGCTAGAAAATATAAAATTCATTTAGATTGTACAAGACATCATATATTAGAAGCAGGACACCCAAGTCCATTAAATTGTAATCCAATAACCAGATTTGAAGGATGTGAACATTTTAAAAAAGCAAATGAGCTTTTAGTAAAAATGAATGGTAAATTAGCTGAAATACAATGGTAAAATTAAAAGAATACGGAAAAACTTATAATGGAAAGCATGATGGATGGGCTTTTCAATTTTTAAATGACGATTATGAAGGCATACATTTAGGTGTTTGTTGTAAAGATTTTTTACAAGATATTGTATGGTCTGAACTTACACAAAAAGAAATGGAGATTTATCATCAAAAATCTAATTATCAGGGAATTATAAATAAACAAGATGTATTGAAATTATGTATGTATCCTTATTTATTTAATAATAAATATGAACCAATAATTGAAAATTTAGAGGAATTAGGTGTAAATTTACAGGCTTTTTTAAATGAGATTGAAATATTAAGAGAATATGAATTAAGCACAGTAACATGTGATGATAATAAGTTAGTTATTTTATTCTCTAAGCAATGGATTGAAAAACCTTATTTATTAAGTTTATTTACATTATTATGTAGAATAGGACTTTGGTATAATGGAGATTTAGATAGTTATATATCAAATATAAACAAAATAAATAGTCCATATTTTGATACAGAAGGATTATATTATATAACAGGTAATAAACACTTATTATTACATTTATTAAATGATGAGGGTGAATTAGATCAGTGTGATTGGTCTGAATTAACAACATCAAACAAAGTACATGAATCTGGTATATTTTCTAATATACATTTATACAAAAGAAAGAAAAAACATGTTGAAGAAAGCTGTTAAAAAACAAATAACAAAATTTAGAGTAAGATTAAGAACTAAAAATTTTACTGCTGATAAATTAAGAGATAAGTTATATAATACGTTTTATTCAAAACCAATAATAGTTAGATTAGGTAGTTTAACTCCAATTGAAGAGATAACATCCAGACAAGATATATTAGAAATTAACAAAACAGAAGCTATTGAAATATCTCGTAATAAAAGAGAAATGAAAGAAGCTTTTACTAATAATGATGTTAAAACTGCGAATTGGTATACTTGGGAAGCTAATAAAACAATAATTGAAAGAGGAGACTTATCATATCCTATAATATCTAAATCATTATTTGGTCAAGGTGGTGCTGGTAATACTCTACATAAAGACCACAAATCTTTAGAAACATGGATGAAAGGTAAAGATTTAAATAACTATATATTTGAAGAATATTATAACTATGCTAGAGAATATAGATTACATGTAACACAAAATGGTAATTTTTTATCTTGGAGAAAACTTCGTAAAAATGATGCTAAAGATAGATGGTATTTTAACTCCGATAATTGTGTATGGATAGGTGAAGAAAATCCATTATTTGATAAACCTATTAATTGGGAAGAAATACAACAAGATTGTATTAAAGCTTGTAAAGCAGTAGGTTTAGATATATGTGCGGTAGATGTTAGAGTTCAAAGTTCTGAAGATAAAGATGGAAATAAAAGAAAAACTTGTGAATATATTGTTCTAGAAACTAATTCTGCTCCTGCGTTGTCTAATATAGGTTCTGAAGCATATTACGAACAAATTGTTAAAATAATACAAAATAAGCTATAAATACAATGAAAGTAACAATTAAAGATACAAAAGATTTAAAACCTTCTGGTGAACCTGGAGAAATAATTAAATCTTCTAATAATTCTATTGGTTTAATTTTAACTAAACCGAATATTTTAAACAACACTAAGAGAAAAGTGGCTATTATTTACCCAAAACCTAGAAAATCAGTACAAAGATTAGGTGAATGGGATATTAATACTTGTACATTATTTTCTGGTAAAATTACAATAGAAAATGAATAAAGGCAGTGATTATTATTATAATGAAATAATTAAATTAATAAATAAAACATTAAATTAATGTGTGGACTTTCAGGATATATTGGTAATGAACCAGCAAACATTGATAAATTAAAAATACTTGGTATTTATAATGTAACTAGAGGAACAGATTCATGTGGTATTGTAATTAATGATAAAGTATGTAAAGGAGTTAAAGAAGATGCTAATTTTACAAATTTTATTGAAAAAAAGAATTTATCAACACATGAAAAACACAATAACTATAATGTTTTAATTCATACAAGAAATGCAAGTGTAAAATCTACTAAAGATGATATAGACTGTGCTCACCCTTTTGTAATTAGAAATAAAAAAGGTAAAACTGTATTAATTGGTGTTCATAATGGATTTATTAGTAATGAAGATGAAATAGCTAAAGAATATAAAGTTAAAGAAGAAAAAGTTGATTCTCAAACAATATTATCTATTCTTGCTAAAGCTAAATATGATCCAAAATACTTTAATGTATTAAAAGATTATGAAGGTGCTGCTGCATTAGCATGGTATTATGTAGATGAACCTAATACAATGTATTTATGGAAAGGAGCATCTAAAAAATATGCTGGTACAGAAACTTTAGAAGAAGAAAGACCTTTGTTTATTTATAGAGTTAAAGATTCAAAAGGTAAATTTACTGATAACTACTACTTTTCATCAATTAAGGAATCATTATACGCGATAGGTGGTGAACCAGGATTTAGTAAAGAACATACAGACAAAGAGCCTACAGTATTTAGTTTACAAGCTAATATGTTAGTTACAATTAAACCTGGTGAAAAACTAAAAATGAGAAAAATTGAAAGGACTATTACTAACAGTAGTGTTTATGGATATAGTAATACTAATTACTCATCTTATAGTTCATATAAACCTTCAGGAAAAACAGATACAACAGCTCGTGAAAAGCTTATGAAGATGTTTGAAGGTTATCCTGTAACTAAATGGAGAAATGTATCTATTAATACTACAGCAGGAAAACCTATTGTTGATAATGAACCTTATTATTTTGATCAACAAAAAATAACAGATAAAATATACTTCCATAGAGGAAGATATTGGAGAAATGGTCATCTTGTAGGTAAATATGAAACCTGTGTTTCTTTAGAACTTGATATAGATGGTTATCCTAAAGGTAATACATCATGTGATACAGAAAGTATAGATACTTATTATTTCTTTCATGGATTTTTATTATTATCAAAAGAAAGTGCAAAAGAAATAGATGAATTATCTCAATCAGGTAGAATTTGGGAAAATAAAGAGAAAGGATTAATTAATACAGGTCTATTAAAAGAACATGTGTTTGGTTGGTGTGCTAATTTCAAAGATACTACACAAAGAGCACAAATGAAAGGTTCTTACTGGGCTAATGGTGATTTTATTCCAATGTTTGATTATGATAGAAAATTTAATTTCATATCAGGTGGTTTAAATTCAGTAAAATTTGGAATAACTCCCTCAGAAAGATTTGAAACTATAAAGAAATTTGAGGGTGTCATTAACCCAAAAATAATATCTTTACCACAAGTTCTTCAAAAAGTTGAAGTAAGTAGTGATTTAAATGAAGATATTGTGAATCATGCACAAGATGTAATGTCTTCTATTAATTCTACATTAGATAAAATGAAAGATGTTAAAGATGAATCAAAATACAAAACATTATTTAATATTTTAGGAGGATTTTATAATTCAGTGTCTAAACAGGTGGAAATATTAGATAAAGAAGAGAATAAACAATCATTTACTAAAACTAAGGAATTAGGTCCTTTATATAGTTAAAATGGCAAGAAAAAAAGATATGATTGAATTTACTAAAGTTGTAAAAAATGTCACTACTTTTGATGGTAGGGAAGTAGCCCGTGATAAATGTAAAAGAATAGATGGTCAATATTATGAGGTAGATGTAGATTGTTTTTTAGTTGAAAATGAAAAGGGTGAATTTAAATGGACTAGAAAAAATACTGGTAGAATAGCTTATAATTATGAATCTAAAAAATGGGAATTAACAAAAAAACTAAGAGAAAATCCTGATTTGGTAGAGGGTATTATTGATGAACAAGGTAATAGAGGTTATTTTAATCTTAATCCTTATACCAATACAGTAATTTGTGATTCTCATATGACTAAACATACAATGGGTACACCATGCCTAAATGTTGAAGTAGCTGAAAAAATGGGGTATTTAGAGTATTTTGGAACAGGTTGTTATGTACCTAAAACAATCGGTGATAAAAGAACTTTACAAAAAAAAGCTGTCTATAAATATGATGGAGGTAAAAAACTTAATTATAATGCTGATAATAATAATAAACAATTTTTGAATATAATTCAAGAGTACAATAAAATTAAGTATAAATTACCCTATAGTCCAAGTACTACACAAGCTACTAAATTATTTGGAAATTACTCGTTTGGTATTGAATATGAGTCATATACAGGTTTTATACCACCACAATTATTAGCCCCACTAGGTATAGTACCATTAAAAGATGGTAGTCTAAGACATGAAGATGGTACAGAACCTTATGAATATACTACAATACCTTTAGCAGGTGAAGCTGGATTAGAAACTATTAAACTACAATGTAAAGAATTAACTAAAAGATGTGATTTTAATCATAAATGTTCAATGCATATACATATTGGAGGATTAAATAAGAGAACAGAAGAGTTTGTAGTAGCTTTATATAAATTAGCTTATAACATACAAGATGAAGTATTTCTAATGTTCCCTGATTACAAAACCAATCCTGAAAAATATGGATTTCATAAGAATTATTGTCAAAAATTACCTAATCTTGAATTGGGTAGATTTGATTTTAAAGAACAATTAACACCAACCAGAGCTAAAGAAAAAATTAAAAAAGCATTTGATGCAATTTATTGGTGGGCTAGTGATCAAACAGTAAATTCTACAAATCAAGAATGGAATTTACATACACTAAGACATCCTAAAGGTGAAATGGATAAATGGAATTACAGCGCTAGATATGTATGGCTTAATCTAAATAATTATTTGTTTTCAACAAGACAAACAATTGAATTTAGAAATCATACACCAACATTTAATTTTACTAAAGTAAGTAACTGGTTATTTATAACTTCTGCTATTATACAATTTGCTGAACAATTTACTAATGAAATATTAAGAGATGAAGTACCTTATACTTTAGAAAGTATATTATCATGTTATAAGAATTATTTCTTCAAATCTTTTTATGAAAATGATTATAGTAACAATGTAGCAAATTATTTGATAGATTATTGTAATTTTAAAAAACAACAATCTAAAGAAGCTCTTGAAAAAGGTGATGGTTTAGGTAAAATAGAATTTAGAGAAGATGCTAAATTTATATTTGAATCATCAGGAATAAATACAATTTATTAAACAAACATTTTATGTACTGTAAACATTGTAGAGAAGAAATAATGAGTTGGGAAACCACACATAATTGTAGTAAAAAAGGCCTATTAAGAGTAGATGAAGATAATTCATTCTTAGTATCTTCATTAATTGGTTTAGCTACTGATTCTGCATTATTAGGTGGTTTATTAGGAGGTAGCATGACAGGAGGAATTCTTGGAGATTTACTAGATGGTGATTTATTTGATTGAAAATATTAAATCAATAAAATATTGATAGAAATTTTTATAAATGGGAATGTACCAAGTTTGAAGAATAGTAAAATAAAAACCTCAAGAGGTATATTCCCATCTAAAACAGTCATGAAATATCTTAGAAGTTTGGGTATATTAAAATACTCAGCTTCTAAGAAGACTGTTGATGAATATAAGACAAAAGATAATGAATTTAGAAAAAAAACAGATGAATTACGTGAATATTTGAAAAGCATACAATATCCTGTGGAAATATATTTTCATTTTGTCAGAGATAGTAACAGAGCATTTGACTTTAATAATGCAAATCAAATTATTCTTGACCTATTATCTGCACATGATATTATCCCAGATGATAACATGAACTATATAATACCAATTCCTTATAAAAAGAATAACAAATGGTATAGTATAGACAAAAAGAATCCAGGTGTATGGATAAAATTGAAATAGAAGAAACAGCTTTTGCTACAGATTTTTGGTATAAGGGAATTTATAATGGAATTCATGAATTTACAATTTATGATTCAGAATTTGAAGGTCAATCTGTAATATGGAATAGTGTAGATGGTTTATTAGAACATAATGAAAATATTGAAGAAGTTGAACAACAAATTATTCAAAAATATAAGGAATAATGAATATAACAGATGAGCAAAACTTAGATAAACAAATTACAGTTGAAATAATTATAGAAACTAATAGAGATGGGACTAAAAAAGCTATTGAAAAGCATTTAAAAGAGAATATCAGGACTTATTTCTTACTACCAGGCGAGAGAATAATTTCTGTAAAAACAAGTTAATGAGTGATTATTTTAATACAGATGCTATAAGTTATAGTTTATTACGTAATTTATCTGTTGGACCAGCTTATTTAAAATATGTTCAAGAACAAGAATCTGAAGAAAAAGAACATTTTATTATTGGTGGAGCAGTGGATGCATTACTTACAGAACCAGAGAAATTTTGGGATATTTATGCCTTAGAATTTCAAGAAACTTGTGATAATATACCTACAGGGCAAATGAAAGATTTTGCTGATAAACTTTCAGAATATTATAGTAAAGAATATGAAGATTCTGTAGCTGAACAAATGGCTTATGATTATGTAGGATTTAAAAGAAAATCTTTAGATTCAGTAATTAGTGAATATTGTGAAAAGTATAAAGACTATGATAAATGGTTATTTGATAAACAAGAATATGAAAAAAGTGTTAATAATAAACAAATTTTAACAAATTCTCAATATGAATTAGCTACTAAAATAGTTGAAAGTTTAAAAACTAATAGATTTACTTCTAAATATTTCCAAAATAATAATGATTTTAGTTCCATTAAGGATTGGTCTTTAGAAAGAATTAATCAATTAGAAATATATTGGGAAGCTAAAGGTCAAAAATGTAAATCTAAGCTAGATATGATATTTGTCAATCATCAAGAGAAGACAATTCAGATATTTGACCTTAAAACTACTGGAAAAAGCACATTTAGCTTCAATTCTAGCGCATTATCTTTCAGATATGACATACAGGCTAGTTTCTATACAAGTGCTCTGTATTGGCTTATAAATAAGTCAAATGATGATTATTGGTCTAAATTTAAAGATTATACAATATTACCATTTACATTTATTGTAGAATCCACTAAAACACAGGGTTTTCCTTTATTATATAAATGTTCAGATAAATTTTTATCTAATGGTATGGATGGTTTTTATTTAAATAATAAGTATTATAAAGGATTTAGTCAACTAATAGATGAATATATTTGGTGCAAAGAAAATAATAGCTGGACATATGAAAAAGAAATTATTGAAAATGAAGGAGTTATAAATTTAGAATATTGTTAAAGTCACAAACAGAAATAAAATATAACAAAACTTCGAGATTCTTACTACCAGCATTGAGATTAGAGGATAAAGCATTGATAGAAATGGGTTTAGTTAATGCTTTTCTTCAAGATAATGAATATGATATAAGATGGGATTTAGAAGGTTGTTTATTTTTATTATTCAAACCAAATAAATTAGATTCTAACTTTGAAGAATATTGTGATGCAATAAGACAATTAACTAATTTTAAAGATGAATATGATGTTGAAGATGGTATTATGATGGTTCTAGAAATACCAGATAAATATAAACATATTATTAATACTTTTGTTGAAGGTCAATACTCTAAAATGGATAAATCTTATGTAAAAGAATGTATTCCACAATTTGTTAGTGGGAAATTATCAAAAAGATGGAAGATATTTTACAGAGATAAGAGTGTAATATCAGATTTAGCTAAGGAGTTAGGCTATAGTGATGAGGAGGCTGAAAAATGGATAGTAGAAGTAGAGGACAAACCTTATGCAGAAGATGAAATTTATAGATATAATCCTGAAATTAATACAAATTTAACAAAAAGAAATGGAAATAATAAAAGTGCCTCATCCTAAATTTGGATATGTAGAGTTTCATGGAATGACCATAAGACAACAGGAAATATTGAATGAATATATTAAACTATATGACAAGAATAAACAATTTAATAAAAAGAATAAAAATAGCATTCAATCTAAGACCAGAATTACTACAGTTTGTTAGTGAGTTAGATTCAAGATATGAAACTACTAATGAATGGTGTAAAAAGAAAGAATGGAGAGTATTTGATAATGTTCATAAAACATTGAACATTATAGAAGAAGAAAAAAACAAAGAAATTACTAATAATACTTTATCAGAGCAAGAATCTAAATGGTATAATGATAGAGTGGTAGATATTACATTGAAAACTTTCATAGTTGTAAATAAATAGATGTTAAAACAGATTGAGCAAGTTAAGGAATTTCATGAAAAATTTGGAGGATATTACAGTAATATTCCAACATTACCTCCATTTAGTATTAGAGAATTAAGGAATAATCTAATTCATGAAGAAGCAAAGGAGGTTGAAGAAGAATTAATATCACCTCCAGACCATTTAAAGAATTATAATATAGATAAAGTAGCTAAAGAATTATGTGATTTACTATATGTTACATACGGTACTATACTAGCTTATGGATTACAGGATAAAATAGAAGAATGTTTTGATGAAGTTCATAGAAGTAATATGAGTAAATTAGGTATAAATGGTAAGCCTGTATATAGAGAAGATGGTAAATTATTGAAAGGGGAAAACTATTCCCCAGCTAATATTGAAAGTATATTATATGCCTGAAGAACAAGTACAATGGATAAAAGCTAAATGTGCTAATTATGAAAGAGACAATCAAGAAGAACAATTTAAAGATAAGGCTTTAAGGTATGATGATAATAAAATTAGACATGACTTATTACCAGCATGGGCTTTAAATGAGCTTGCTAAAATCTACACAATGGGAGCTAAAAAGTATGCTCCTAATAATTGGAGAAGAGGTATGAAATGGAGTAGAGTATTAGGTAGTCTAAAAAGGCATCTTAATAAAATGGAATTAGGTGAAGATTTAGATGAAGAAAGTGGATTACATCATATGGCACATGTAGCATGGAATGCTATAACTTTATTAGAATACTATAAAATTTATCCACAAGGCGATGATAGAAATCATGATTATTTAACAAGACCTAAAATAGGTTTAGATATAGATGAAGTATTATGTAATTTTGTTAAAGGATGGCATGAAAAATGGGGTGAAGATATAAATCCTGATAAATGGAATTATGATAGGGAGATGAGTAAAAGATTTAAAATAATGAAAGAAAATAATGAATTAGATAATTTCTATTTAAATCTTGAACCTAGAATAAGCCCAAAAGATATTCCATTTGAACCTACTTGTTATGTAACATCTAGACCTGTATCTACAGAAATAACTGAAAAATGGCTTAAAAAACATGGATTTCCTGAAGTTCCTGTTTATACAGTAGCTGTTGGTCAATCTAAAGTAGAAGTTATGAAAAGTGCAAAAATAGACATATTTATTGATGACAGATTTGAAAATTTTGTAGATTTAAATAATAATGGAATATGTTGTTTTTTATGGGATGCTGCTCATAATCAAAGGTATAATGTAGGTTATAAAAGAATTAAATCATTTAAAGAATTAGTATAATGCAAGTAATTGAAGTACGTAAAGATAAAGTATTTCTACCAAAAAGGGCAATGGAAATGGAAAGATTACAAAACTCTATTATTCAAACTTTTTATGAGAATGGATATAAAGAGAGGATAATATTTCCAATAACAAATACAGTTGAAATGTATACTAGTTACTATTCGGATATAAAATTAGAGTATTTAGTAGATTTTTGTACAAAAAATAATGAAGAATTATGCTTTAATCCTGAATATAAGACATATATAAAGAATTATTTCTTTGAAAATGTATCTAGTATACAGGATTATAGTTTCTATTATTTACAACAAACATTATCATATACATCTGTTGAAAGAGAGCATATTAAAGAAGATACAGTATTAGGAATAGTTACAATAAATCCTAAAAATACTGATTTTTCATGGTTAAAAATGGCTCAGACAATAGAAGATGCTACTAAAGAATTAGTTAATGAAAATAATCTTGAAGTTCATGCATCTACAAGTGGTATAATTAATGTTCGTAATAAGGATATTATTATTGGTAGTGGAAATAATACTATGAATGATGGTATATTAGAAGCTCATATTAGTTTAACAGATTTATATGATACATTAAATTAAAAATATGGATTTAACCAGTGTATTTAAAGGAAGAAATTTTAATAGTGAAATAAAACAAGGAGGGTCTAATAGCCCTCCTTCTATTTGTGCAACACCATTAAAAATATTAAAAAAAGGAGAAAATAGTTCTTTATTTAATCATTATGAAGAAATACTAAATGAAGGTAAAAAAGATTACAATGTTGCTCCATTTAAATTAGGAAAATTTCATTTTGATCAACCAGAAGAAGATGATGATAATGATGTAACTTATGGTTATTCTGAATGTTTTACTCCTCATGATGATGACCCTAGAACTATAAGTTCTAATGAGTTAAGAAAAGTATTAAACTCATCTGATTCTACTGTAATTACATATGATGAAGAAATGCGTTTATATAATGGTTATGTAGTAGGGGAAAAATACAAAGATAAAAATGATAATATTGTCAAAATAGTTGAAAAGAACAATAAAGAAGTATGGATTATAAGAAATCCATATTTAAATAAATTAAAGCATAATAAGATTCGTCAATCTAGAGTGGATTTTCTAGCTAGTATGGATTTTGAACCATCATTTGTAAATATGTATGTATAATAAAAAAGGGGGTATTTAACCCCCTTTTATCATTAAAAAATTTGACCTCCTTAATACTTTCTTTTCTCATCTTCATCAAATACCTCAAATGTAGTACTTAATCTATATCCTGGAATAAAAGGTCTTAATCTATAAGGAATATTAGTTTTATCTCTAGTATTATCTTCTCCAAATATGTAATCCGTAGTCTCATCACCAACTTCAAATACTAATTTTTGAATATCTGTCATAACCCCTACTATTGGTACAGTATTTCTACCAGCAGTTTCAGTAATAGCCATAGGATTTATAAAGAAGGATAATTCTCGTGCAGCCCTCCTTAATTGACGCATAACTGTCCTTCTTTGATAAGAATCATCATCCCAATATTTACCTAATGCAGCTAAAGCTAGTAACAAATAAACTATTATAGCCATTTCTACACCAGATGCTTGTAAGTTACCTCTTTTATAATCTAAAAATTCCTGATATAATTCTTTTTCAGACTTTTGAGTTAATAAATGTTTATTTTTAGATAAATAATCCTGAAATAAAGCTTTAGCTCTGTTTTCATTAACTTTCAGCATATTTAATTTACCGAAGGTAGCTACATCTAAAGCAAATTCACCAGCTCTTTTAGCAAAACTAGTTAAAAATTTACTCATGCTTTTATTATAATCAACTCCTAATTCACTTACTAAATCTACATATCTACCTCTTTTAATTACCTCAGCAGTAGCATCATACCCTAATTTGTCAAATCTTTCAAGAGCTAATCCAGGTAACCAGTTTTTAAATGACATTGCTAGATTACCTAATAATGAATAATTAATAGCATTCATATCTTCTTGAGATAATGAGCCTTTAATATTTCTAGAAACATTCATTACAGTATTTCTAAACTGTGTATATGATTCATCTGTTAATCCCTCTATTTCAAAAGTATCTTTTGTTACTTTAATCCTATCATATAGAGATTTAGAATCTTTGTCTAGTAAGCTTAATCTTCTAACATTACCATTATTATCTATCCCATAGTTTTTAAGCATACTAAATAAAATTAGATTAGAAGTGTGTTCATCAGTGTTTCTATAACCAAAGAATAGATTATCCTCATTAGCCCATTTTAGTGCTTTAGATACCCTTATATCCTTAATAAAATTATGGTCAGTCTTTTCACCTGTAGGTCTAAATAAATAGGTAATTCCAGCCCATTTAGCCTGTTCCTCAGTTCCAGGTATTAAAGCTTTTTTATGTTCAGCTACACTATCTAACATTTGTTTTCTTGTATAAAAGAATCCTTTAGAACCTTCAAAAAACATGTTAGCTTGTTGACCTAAATAGTTAGTAGTAATGAGTAATGGTGCAAATGCTAATTCTTTTAATTGTTGATATTTTTTAGCTGTTAATAACACTTCAGATAATCTGCTAGGTTCATCTTGTATTCTAGCTCCATATAAATGATAATTAACATGTTTTTCAAACAATTCAGCAGCTTCAGATGAGTATCCAAAATGTTTCTCAAATTTACCAGCAATATTTTTAACTAATCTCCCATCATTAGTTACAACCCTTTCCCCAAATTCTTTATCATATAGAATATCCTGTAGGGCGTTAGTTTGTGCTTCTATTTGCCTAAGATTATTATAATTATGAGCCATTGTCATGAATAGATACAAACTCTTATTTAAATCATAGGATTTCATACTTGTATCTATCTTACCTTCATTATTTTGGAATGGTTGTATAAAGAATCTTGGTATTTGTCTTTTGGCTTTACCAGTAGATAAATCCTTTTCTCCTTTATCTATAATTTCTCCATATTTAGTATCATCAGGTGTTACAGTCCACATTTCAGATAATTTATCTTTAATTTGGTCAAATGATACAGATCCTTCAAATACCATTTCTAGTGTTTCTTTTCTAATCCAAGGGACAAAGTTACCAGTAATCATTTGCTCATCTTCAAAATGACCTAATAATTGTCTAGCATCTTTCATAGATTCTTGCCAGAAAGTATAATAGTCTAATAATGGCTTATGTTGTTTAATGTAAGCATATTCTTTAGTCAGGTATTTAGGATTATTATATACATCAGGTTTGATACTATAATAAACACCATAATATTTACTATATATAATATTACCTGACTTAGGATTATTCTGTTCTTCCCATCTCTTTAATTTCCTTAAGTCTTTAACATCTTCTTCATTTAAGCCATTATTAATGATATATTTTTGTCTTTTCTCCTTATAAATAGCTTCCCAGTTATCTTTGAGTCCTAGTAATTCATCTAATTTCTTCTTATCTTTATTTTCTTGAGCTGTTTTGAATTCTTGGTAATACTCTTTAGATAATTGAGAATACAAATTACCAGTTGATTTATTGATTAATAAATTATACACATCCCAACCTTTATAACCATTTTGAGCACCCCAATCCTCTAACTGTTTAGCTTTATCTTTCAATGTCTTTTCTAATGACATTACACTTTTTCTTGTAGTATCATTAGCTTTTGTATACATTTTATAGAATTTCTGAAATATAGGATGGTCTATTTGTGATAATGTTTTAAACATTTTATCAACAAAATTAAGCTGATTAGCATGTTTAGATGCTTCTATTTCATCAGAACTAAGACTTTTAAGAACCATTTGTTCTTTAAGTAAATTCTGTAAAGTATGTAATCTAGTAAGCATTTTACCCACTTGACTAATTCTTTTTTGATAATCCTCTTCAGAAAGCCCTAAAGCTCTGTAAAAACTATCAGCCGTACCTATAATACCTAAATATACTTGAACATCATCATAAAGTTCATTAATTTCTTCTAAAGACTTATTATCAAGTTTACCAACACTATTAATGAGTGTATTATACTTACTAATCATGTATGTCATATCCTTGTCTACAACTAAGCTCTGAATAGATTTATTTAAAATACCTATTCTGGCTCTTAATGCTTCAGCTTTTGGGCTAGAAGGAGATGATTCTTTAGATAATCTATTATAATAGTTAGTTCTAAGGTCTACAAGGTCTGAAATAGCCCTATCTAAGGCTGTTATACCTGTCTTTTCTATTTCTATAGGTATAGGCTTAAAATACTCCCCAGTGCCCTTAATTGACCTTATTTTAGGTGATAATCTACCAGGAGTTTTATCTGTTGATTTCTTTAGATAATTAGTCAAATAAATAGGAGCAATTCTACTAAATCTTATTTCTTTAGCACCTAAAGCCATTAATGATTTATTTACCTGATTTAACTGTAAGGCAAAATCTTCATATTTATATTCACTAATCCAATCTTCATCTGCTACTTCTTTATTCAAATCTAATGATGTTTCTTTAGCTCCCATAGTTTTATAATCTATATAGCCAACACTTCTATCACTAAATATTACTACTAAATCACCTGTACCAGCACTATTATATTTAGGGTCAGTAATGCGAGCCTCAGTTCTAACAACTATCTTACCTTTAGGATCTATTTTTCTTTGAGTTTCTTTAAAAAACTCTAATTGTGCTTCTATAATTCTCTGAGCTTCAGACACAATAGGAATACCCACACCATAATTTTTAGCTATTTCTTCATTAGAAACAGACTTAATATCTGTTTTTTCAAATGAATTATCGTTGTTAACTAAGTTATGTGTAATCTGTTCAAGAATACTATGTATAGTTGTTCCAGATGCAGCTTTAATAACATTATCAGGAGATGTTGATGTTTCACCAGCTTTCTCTCTACCAAATATTTTTTCAAATTTTCTTTGAACTACATCTGTAAATCTATGAGGAATTATATATTTCTTTCCAGAAGCATCTGTAATAGAATACTTAGATGTTTTACCTGTAGGATTTTTGTATGCCTTATCAGGTAATTCCGTATTTTCAAACTCATCTACTGTAATTAAATCTTTTAATAAATCTAGTTTAGTAGTTAATTCCTCTACTGTTAAATCTTCATAATTTTCCCAGAGACCTGTCTTATTTACATAAGCATCTCTTACTTCATCATATGTTAAATTTTTTATTCTACAATTACTCATATTAACAATCTATATCTAAATTTAAATCATTTGCTAAATCATTAGAATCAAAATCTTTATCTAACTTAGATTTATTTAATATTTCATAAGTATCTAAAGTTGATTGTCCTACTTGTTTATATACAACATAATAAGATGTTCCATTCTTAGCATTATATTTTTCAATTTCTTTATTTATTTTACCTCTATTAGCTGTGTTTATCTCTTTTTTAGTTAATCCTACAGATTTTTTAAAATCTTGAATAGTCCCAGACAATGGAGTTACCTTAGAAACTCTATTTTCTTTTACTTTAGAGTATTGAATATCTTCTTCTTTTGGTTTAACTTCTTCTACTATTTTATATTCAATCTGCCAAGCTTCATTTAGTTTTGGTTTAACTTTAGAATTAAAATAATCAACAGACCATCCTTCTAATTTACTCCATTGTTCAGCAGTTTTACCACTTCCAACTAATTTATGTAATGGTTTAGTAACTTCAACCAATACTTTTTCTCCACTCTTACTTTCCCATTCTATAATATCACCTTCTTTTAGTTTTTTCCAGTAATCTATATGTCCATCAGACTCATATCTTGTTGTAGCAGTTCTTTCACCATTTTTAATAGCTTCAAAAGTAGTATTAGATTTTACATCACTTCTTTTATTACTGCCATAAGAATAAGTCATTTTACCTTTAGCAGATATTTGTCTCTCTTTAATTTCAGGTATTGTTTCTACTATTTTACTTATAGGAACATGAGTCTTATCTGTATATTTAGATTTATTCCATGTATCCTTAGTTCCTCCATCAGCAGGTTCATTACCTTCTCCATAAGTATAAGCAATCATAGCATTAGATTCTTCTGCAACTTTTGCATTTCTAATAAACATTGCTTTATTAGATGTTTCAGTTTCATAAGTAACTTCTGCACCTTTATTTATAGCTTGTTCAATCTCTTTTATAGTGTTATCCCCTACTACTTTACTCATTTTATCATGATAGAAATTAGCTGTTCCTCCTGCTGTTCCATAACCTCCTACAAATTTACCATCTTTAATTTTAGCAGGCAATCTAAGTTTTAATCCTTTCACTTTACCTTCTAAGAATAATTTAACTGCTAAATGGTCAGCCCAAGCTGCTCCACCTGATATTAAAGTATCATTAGTGTTAACTCTGGATTCTGCATCTTTTAACATATTATTCCATTCTTTAAGAGTAGGAACTTGACTTCTTCCTGCTGTTCCTATAATTGCTACAGTCCTACCTTCTTTAATTTGCTCAGGTTGTTGAGTAATTGGTTGTTCTATTATTTCTTCTTCCATCAAACTTTCACCAAATAAATTTAATTTAGTACTTCGCTCAGTTCCATAATTAAGGATATTAAATCCATTACCTTTAGGTTCAAACTTACCCTCACCTTTAATATGGACTATTACATTACCATCTTTATCTTTTATCTTATATACAGGTGGATTACCCCAATCATCAAATTCATCACCATATTGTAATAAATTAGTTCTGTTAAGTATATATTCTTTAGCAAATAGATTTAAATCTTCCATATCAACATTAAATTTCTCTAATACCCTTGATATAGCTCCATAATATACATCTGCTGGTATAATCTGATTCAATTGGAATGGTGAATTACCTAATCCCCCTTGTAGGAAATTAGCTATAATTATATCATTAAATAAAGTTCTATCAACAGTCCTAATTTTTAAAAACTCATCTGTTAAAAGATTAATAGTAAATGCTTGCATCTTTTTATCATACAATTGGAAGTTATCATACTCTTTATCTCCAATTTTAGTATTATTTACTAGTGGTACGAGTTTATCAATACACTTATTGTTATGAAGTGGATGTGTTTTATCAACTTTAATAACCTCTATTCTTTTAGCAACAGAATTATCTCCAGATATAGTAGATAAAATATCAGGTTTTGTATTCTTAATATTCTTCATTACAAACCTTAATATAATATCATCTGTTACAGTTTTAGTTATTTTCTCTCTTGTCTTTTTATTCTCTTTTTTGGAGTATGGGTATAATAACTTAGTAATTCTAGGTATTACCATAGTAATAAGAGGATTAGAATATACTAAATCCACATCTTTAAATGCTTCTCTTATTTTCTGTGCCTCATAATAGGGTTTTAAAATACCTCCAAATGAATCTTCTTCTTCCCAAGCATTAGTATTCTCAATGAATCTATCAGGTGCTTTTAAAGCTATTTTATTCTCTTGAATAGTCTCAAGAGCTTCTGATATATTTTTGTCCGCATTTGTATCAGGGTTAGCAATATCAATAAACTCATTAAATTTTCTTGTTTGTGCTATGTAATTTAAAAATTCCATTAAAATTCTAAACTGATATTGCTTTTCAGCTTCTGTAAGTTTAGGAGTATTTTCTAATCCAAAATTATCTTTGTATATAGACAAACCTTTCTTTAAATCTTCTAGGGTATGTTGTGTGGCATTAGCTAAGTAATTCTCTGTAATTATATTACCCGAACTATCTTTTTGTAGTTCAATTGGTAATCCAAAAAATCCTAAAGCTTTTACAGCTACATCAGCATTTTTAAGCTCTAAACCACCTTCATTTTCCCCAGTCTTTTTATTTAACTTAACCTTACCAGTTTTCTTAATTACATCAGACTCATTAATAGCTCTATATTCAAGGTATTTTTGAATTACAGGCTGTGCTAAAAAGAAAGATACTTCTTTGTGTGATACACCTCTTCTAACAAGCATTGTAGCAATATCCTGTGTATCTTTAGTAATACCAATTTTACCTAAATAAGGGTTTTTACCAGCATCCACATTACCTGATAGATAAGCAGATAATACATCTGTAATATATCTTCCAGTAGCTTCTTTTAACCCTGCTAAAGAATTAGCATTATCTTTAAACCATGTTCTGTATTGTGGTGCAATTCTAATGTTCTTAATTTGTGTGATTGCATGATTGGGTATATGTCTTGCAACCATTCCTAAACCAGCTTTACTTCCATAGAAATCTTTGAATTTCTTAAATGATGTAGTAGGTAAGAATATATCAGTAATTGATAATTTATCATCTTCTGTTACATATTTACCATCTTTATTCTTAGAATAACCTTTAGCCTCAAGAATTTCTTGTAATAAATCTTCTTTTAAATAGCTATCATCTGTAGCTGTATATAACTGTCTGGCATTATTTTCATCTAGTAGTAAGTTATGTGAGACATCTATTAATCTATTTTGTAATGCTTCTCTTCTAGGACTATAATCAAACTCATCATAGGCTTCCTTTTTACTAAAAAATTTGACCTCTTTAATTTGATTATCTTTTACATAAAAAGATTTAAAATAACAAAATAATTTGTCAATATCAAAGTCAGAACCTGTTTGAACTACAAAAGAACTAGGAACAATAATAGTATTAATTGTTGGAGGTAAATATTGCTTAATAATACCTGGGGTATTACTGGCATAAGATTGATTAGGTATACGCAAACCATGAAAAATTCTTAATTCTTCAGGCATGTGTATATCTAATTTATCATTAAACTTATCTAATTTCTCTTCAAATGTATTACCTTCTAAATTATTAACAAAATCTATTAATTCATTAGGTAGTGGTACAGCAAATTCACTTCTACCTTTAGAATCTCTGAATTTCAATATATCAGATGAATAATAAGCTTGATTTTCTCTATCATATTCTATTTTAGTATCTAATTTTTGCAATGCTTTACTAGTTCCTTGTGGGATTACATCACCAAATCTTTTTTGTCTGATAATTCTATTAGTAACTACAGACATTAACAATTGTTCTACTTTATCTTTAACAGATAATGTATTTATTTTATTAGCTTTGTCATTCTGAATAAACAACTCAATAGAATCTAAAACATTATCACTTAAATTTCTATTAAGAGCTTCTTGTAATATAATCTTTTTAAACTCATCCCATTTAGTTATTTTACCATTATCATAACCAATAGTTTCTTTTAATTTAGCAATATCTGATTCTATTAACTTATTTAATAAATCATTATATTCTTCAGCACTTGTAGCTAATTTACTAAGTCTTTCTTTTTTATCTTTACCATAACTTTTCCATAATTTCTTATCATATTCCCAATTATTTCCTGTATAATCTCTTGGAATACCTCCTTCAAAGATATTATGAAGCATATTTTTAGTAGCTTGAGTAGCCTGAGTAATTTTTTCTTTAGACTCTCTATTCATATCCAGCTGTATACCAAAGTAATCCCAACTAAGATTATTAACTATACTCCCCCATTCAGCACTATCAATTTTACCATCATTGTAAAATTTTAATAGTTTACCACCTGTTTTACCTTTTGCACCAAATTTAGCAGCACTTTCAAGATGTAACACTTCAATACCTTGTTTAAGCATTTCCTCATGAATCTTCTCTAATACAGTACCTTTAACCATTTGAGGTATAATAGGCATATAAGAAGTTTTTCTGTTAGTTGCTGTAAATATATTACCTTCTGTAGGACCTACATAATTAGGTTTTTGCATTGTAAGTCTAATAGCCTCACTAGTAGTAATATCTTGATTATTTATTACTTTTCTCCATATATTTTCACTAACACTATCCCATGCTCCTGATTTTAACATCATTTCTTTGTAGAAATATATATTAACCCAAGATGCACCATCACCTTCTTCATAACCTAGATATTTACTTACATAAGTATCTACAAGACTATCTAACTCCTTACCTTTAAAACCATCCTTTTCTAATGATTTTCTTGCTATTTTACTTAATTGTTCAGTAATAGATTCAGTTTCTCTGGTTGGGGAATCTATTAATACAATCTCTTTAAACTTATTAAAATCACCTCTAACACTGTTATAATTTAATATTTCTCCTGTAGATAATTTAATTTTGTTAAAGAAATTACCCATTTTAACAAACTCATTATTAAGTTTACTGTTTATACTTACTTTACGGGTGGAGTTAAATTGGGATAATCTTTTAAATATATCATCACTATTTTTAAATGCTGCTAAATCTCCAAAATATATTTTGGTTTGCTCAATATTAGCCATAACTTGGTTAATAAATGATGTAAATACAACATCTTGAGCTTCATCAACACCTAGTTTCTCATAAATATCTGCTGATATACCAATAATTCTATTTTTGTATTGTTGCAATATACCTTGTTTATCCAGAAACTCATAGTATTTTATAGATTCTTTTTTTAAGAAATCCTTAATTTTAGTTTTATAAACAGGATTTAATAATTCATTATCTAAATCTGTAGAATTGAATAATCTGGATTGTTCCTCCTTAGTAAATACTGTAGAAAAGAATCTTAATCCGTATTTATTGTTATTATCATTAACATATTTATATGGACTAGTATTTTCACTTAGTTCTTTATGTGTTTGAATTTCATCTTTTAGATAACCTATAAAAGAATCTAAATAACTATCCATACCTAATTTAGGATCATAGAATAATTCTTGTTTATCATTTAAAACAATATTAAATGAGTTTACAGTAGCCCTATCACCAGTTTGAATAAAGCTAAAGTTACCCTGTATAGATTCATTTAACACCTGAATAAGCCTCATGGGTCCTGATAAATCAGATGTTGGAGTTCCTGTAGTAGCAGTTTTATCTTTAACACCATCAGATATATTCATTACAATATTAGCTCCTGATAATAATTTTTTGATTACTAAGGAGTTTCTACTATAAACTGTAAATAAATGTGGAAATTTTTCTTCTAGGGCTAATTGTATGTAAGTTATCTTATCATCATAAGATATACTATTATCTTTCATAGCTTTATTCACTATATAATTAATACCATCAGATATAATACTAAAATTAGTATTTAACGATATTCCATATACAAGTTTACCTTCCGAATTATAATGTTGTAAGTTAGTAAATTCGTCATTTTCTGCTAATTCATTAGCTATTTTATCTACAGCTCCACTAATTTCAAAATTACCCCTAGTAGCAGTAAATAAAGCTAAATACCTATCTTTAGAGAAATCACTATTCCTTCTAACAGATGAAAATATAACACCTAAAGCTTCTTTAACTTTGGTTTGTCCCAAATATGTTTTAGGTAAATCTAAACCAAGTAATTCAGAAAATTTTCTATAATCATCACCTATTAATTTATCTTTAAAGTTATTTTTTAAAGCAAATTTAAAAGCTTCAAGATTATTAACATTCTTTTGATTAAATGCAACTTGCCAATTATTTCTAATTTTTTTAACACTATTTTCTATTTCAGCATCTGATCTATAAATATTACCATCATCATTAATCATAGTAATAATATAACCATTCCTGGTTTTAGCAAACGCTTGAATAAAGTCATTTACGAGCTTTAATCTATTAACAGATTCAAGACTATTATCATAATTAGCTATATTTGTATTTAAACCCACTTTTTGAGCAATTAAATCCATATAAGGATATAATCCTTGTAATTCATCTAAACGCTCTTTAAAAGCCTCATTTGTAGCTGGAACACCTGCTAGTTTTTGAGACAATATAGCATACACTTTTTGAGGGTCTTCACTTTCTATTAAACCTATATCATTTCTAACAAAATTACCATTAACAGTTTTAGGTATGGTTGCCAAGATTAACTTAATAGTATTACTTACACTTTCATATGGGTCTACTTCAATACTAGCTCTTAAATCTAAATTTGATTTAGAACCCTCAGCATTTTCTCCTTTACCTTCTTTTTTTACTTCTTCATCATTACTAAGTTCTTCATTTACAACATCTTTAGAATTAATCAATTTAATTCTATAAGCGTTTAAATATCTTTTAAATTCATCCAATAATGGTCCAAAATTACCATCATCATTCATATCCATCAATAATTGATAAGGCTCTGAAGCTATATCACTAAATTGATTATCTGTTAGTAATTGATATAATATAGGTTCTCCATACGTATCTTTGATAAATAAATCTTCTAAGGTAATTTTATTTGTTAAGAAGTTATAAAAATCAAGGTTATTGTCTAATAATTTATTAGTAAAATGATACATTAACCCATTCATCAATGCTTGACTTTGCAATTCATCTAATTTTCTACCTTTATAAGTAATTTTCCTATCTTTAGATACTTTAGAATAACCCTTAATATCAGCATTTTTATATCCTGATTTAGCTATTTTAGCATATATTTCAGACTGTGTGGAAATATCCCCTGTAAATTTATTAACAATACTCTTTAAGAAGTTTAAAAATCTTCGGAATAAAGACTGTTTTTCTTTTTCTGCAAATTTAAATTTACCATCAGATAATACATAATCTCTAAATTCTTCAGCAAGAATCTCTTCAATTAAATCATTAATAGATAAATTAGGGTATTTTTCTTTAAAATTAGCTAAAACACTATCTTTATCTTTCCTTTGATAAAATTCTTTTTGTAAGGCTATTCTTTCAGAAGTTGTTAAATAATTGTTAAATACTCTATGAAAAACTTCGTGATAAGCAGTACCTACTTCTAAATCTTCAGACAATAGTATTCTACCATCTTGTAGAAACCTACCAAATGCCTGATTATCAATTAATCCTTTAACAATAGATATTTCATGGTCAGATAAACCTAATTTATCTTTAATCCATTGGGCCTCTTTGTTTACATCTCCTTTAACATAGATATTTTCAGATTTAATTACATCTAAAATACCTTCTTTTGTATATGTATTATTTTTATACTCGAATTTACATGCCATACGACAAATATACTAAATTTTATTTTAATTTCCAAATAGACTAAGAACAATTCTTATCTATAATTCCTTCTTTAATTAGCTCTTTAAGCCTGTTTAAAGCATCAGAATCTGTGATTTTAACCACTCTCTCTTTACCTTTAGGTTGTTTTCTTTGTATATTAAATACAGCTTTAGGTTTTTCCTGTATTTCTTCCTTCTTAGGTTCTTCTTTCTTTTCTTCTGGTAATCCAAATATATCAGCAGATAAACCACTATCCTGTTCTTCTGATAAATCTTCTTGAAATTCAGACATATCATTAACAAACTCATCATCAATATCAAATTCTCCAGCCATATCAGCAGCAGATAGCATCTTTCCTAATCCTCCCATAGTTTTAGGTGGTTCTGGAGGTTTTGTTGAATTATCTATTTCTGTACTATAAGTAACATACCTGTTAGTAAATAATGGATAGTCTTTACCCTTAGATACTAAGTATGTTTTACCTTTTTCTTTAACATAATCTTTATAATTACTATATATTCTCCAATCTAATTTACTATCTTTCAATATGGGGTGATAATATCTACCTTCTTTAATAAATCCCCTATTGAAATTTAATCTCTTAGTTTTAAGAAACTCGGTTAATTTAATAAATCCTTCAGATGTTGAATCATGTAAATCTTCTCTGGTAATAGTTTGTAAGTTATTATTTTCATCTACAAACTGTAGTTGTTTAGTTCCCCAAATATTATATTTCTTAGCACCTTCTTTGTTTCTACCATAATAGATTAATGCGTTTAATACATTTGGACTACCAGCTCCTTTAGGAAATATCTCAAGAAAATCCTTAAATTGATATGTTTGGTCTTTAGGTAATTTAATAGTACCTACAAATGTTTCAGAATCTTTAGGAAAGGCATATTGTAATAATGCGATTACAGTCTTAGCCTCACTATCTGATAGTAAATCCCCTTGTATAGGAATTTTTTTACCATCTTCTGTAATAGCTAGGAAATCACCTGTCTTAGTATCATATTCTAATTCAAAATCACCTGTTAGTAGAGATTTAACACTATTTAGTTTATCACCTAAATATGGTATACCATCACTAACATCTGTAATTTTACTAAATACATTTTTACCTTCTTTTAATTGAGTTTTAACTTTATTCCTAAAATTATCAAAAGCTTCTTTCTCACCTTTAATAATTCTTTGAATTTCTTTATCTTTTATTTCTTCCCAATTATCTTCTTTTTCCCAATCTCTTGCAGATTTACCTACACCATTTATTGTTATAAATGGATTACCTTTTTCATTTTGTAAGTAGTTACCTAAACCAGCATTTTTATTACCTACTAACTTCTCTAATCTGATTAATCTTACAACATCATCCTGTGGGAATAATGTTTCAGTTTTATGGATACCTGTAAATATAAATTTACCATCTATATCTATAGGATTACCATTTTCATCAGCTATAATAGCATATAAATCATTATCCTCACTAATAGCTGTTTTATCTATATTTGCGGATATTTGAACGTCTATTGAGGATTTACCATTTGGATTATGTAAATGAAATTTAATTCTATATTTACCACTTTTTAGCTCATTAGAATTATCATCCAAATACTTAGCCCATAATATCTGTGCTTGTTTATTAGTAAATAGTGGTAACCCATCTGGACCTATTTCATCCTCATAAGTATCTGTTTTAGCATCATATTTAGGTATAATTACCTGTCCTGTAGTAGTATTCCAATCACCTTTTTTAGCATTTTCAGCAACCCAATTTTCTTTATTAGTTTTTTCAGGTTCTTTAGCTTGTGGGTCAGCTTTTTCTATCTGTGTTAAATAAGTACTTTTATTATAAAAATCTCTGGCTTTTTCTTTAATATTATAAATAGCAGCTAAAGTATTACTTTCTAAGTATTTAAGTTTATCACGCTGGTCAATTAATTTTTCTAATTTGGCTGTAGCATCTGTTAAGCTACTTCTTAGAAATTCTAATTGTTTTTCAGTAAATTCAATATTTTCAGAATTAAATTTAATATTATCCTTTAGTTCCTTTAATTTAGCTTTTTGATCTAGCAAAGAATTCATTTCATTAATATACTCTGGATTAGCTTCTACTAAATCTAATAATTCATTTAGTTTATTTAACTGCTCATTAGTAATAGTTGGGTCTAACTTTTTTTCATCAAAGTATTCTTTGATAAATCTAGGAGTAATCCTTTGTCTTACTTCTTTAGGATACTTCTGATTAAAAGCATCATTAAAGTCCATAGAACTAAGAAAATCTCTTAACTCTACATCTCTTTTTAGAAATAACTTAATTACATCAAGATATTCCTGATATGTATCTATTTTTTCAAGATTATCAGCAACAACTTTCTCTAATGATTTTATTAAATTATCTATTTCCTCAATAGTAAAAGGTAATTCACTATATAATGAATCTTTAACAATATTTCTTGTTATTCTTTCTTCATTATATAATTGATTAAAATCAGTGAATGAGTCTTCAATTTCTTTTAATCTATCTAACTGTTCTTTATACAATCTATAAAACTCAACTAAAGTTTCTCTTTCTTTTTGTAATTCTTCTACTTTAGCTTTTAAATCATTTATAGACTCTTGTAATTCATTTACAAGTGTTTGTAGCTCTTGTCTAAATTCGGGGCTTATATAGCCTTTATTTATCTCTGTTTGTAATTCTTTTAGTTCTTGCAGTTTTTCTTGTAATTCTTTTTCTGCTTTAACTAATTGTTCTTTCTTCTTTTTACCTCTTTCAGTAGTATCTTTAAGTAAAGCTTCAATAGCTTTAACTTCAGCTTGTCTATACTTTGATACTTCTTGTTTTTTTCTTAAATCTTTATATTCTTCTCTGGATAAAACTTGTAATTTATTATTAGCTAGAAAATTATCAAAATCATTAGCTGTTCCAATAGATATAGTTTTATTAGAATCTAAATTTCTTAGTATAATATTACCATTTTCATCTCTTTTTAATAGATAAGTACCATCTTTATATCTTACAAAAATACCTGATTTATTATCTATTTTATCTAATGAATAACCTTTAGCTTGAACTTGTGTATTAAAATCCTGTTTGTTGGCTTGTTTTTGTAATTCAGGACCAATTTTTTCCCTTAAATCATCAAAAGCTTTTTTAATTACCTCATTTTTACCTTTTTTTGTTAAACCTTGAACATACTTATCTACAAAAGCTTTCTTTCTTTCTGCTAATCTAACTAAATCTTCAGCATCTTCTGTAAAAGATAAATCTTGAGGATGTTTTTTAGAATACTCCTTAATAGCTTTTTTATAATTTTCTAATCCACCTTTTTTATTAATATAATCTTCTAAAGCAATAGCATCTTCAAATATTAAAGAACTGTCAAACATAGGTGTTTCAAAATCCCTATCTGAAACAGTTTTATCAGTTTTTTCAAACTGGGGTTTAATAGTAGAAGCCATTTTACTTTCTACTTTATTCTTTAATTCTCCAAATCTCTTATCTACATCTTGTATAGTATAAGCATAATGTAGTAATTGTTCTTTATATACATCAGGTTCTGTAGCAAATCTTTCATCAATATCTGACTTTAATTTCTTAATAGTATTAATTCTACTAAGAGCATTTTGAGATTTTTGTTGAAAATATTGTTCAATCTCTTTATCTGTTAAACCTTTAAATTGGTCAACAGGTTCAGCTAATAGATTACCTTGTGCATCTTTAGTAATTTTAGTAGATTCTCTTATATCACTACCTTTTTTAGATGCTAATCCTTTATAGAAATCTTCTAAATCCTCTATCTTACCAGCATTATAAAATGCTTGAACATTAGATAGGAATTTATCTTCTTCTAAATTCTTTACTTCAAATGTATCTCCAGCTAAAGCAGCTTTCTTTTGTTCTTCATTTAAACTAGCTATTCTAACAAGATTTTCGTATTGTTCTTTAGCCCCTTCATTATTTTTAAAATATTCTGTAGCCCTATTTATATCTTCTACTGCTTTATTTGTAGTAGCTTCTTGTCTTTGTATATCTTGTAATTCTCCATATATACCACCTTGAATAAGACCTTTTTGTCCAGTTATTTTAGGTATATTAGGCATTCCTAAAGCACCTATAATAGCTCCAGTTGCAAATTGTTCCCAACCCTCGGCACTACCATAAGCTTCTCCTAAACCTTTTACATAAGAATCTATAAAACTATTAACTATTTCTTTACCATTCTCATCATATCTTCTGGTAAAATAATCATCAGTTCCTTTTTGTGTAGCATATTGTAGTTGTTCTTGGGTACCTTCAACTAGTGGATTTTTAGCTAATCTAAAGGCTTTTTCCCAATTAGTCATTTTAGAAGCTTGATAACCAGTTTCTAATCCACCAGTTATTTCTCCTAATAATGCTCTTTGTTTAGCCATTCTAGATCTAAAAGCATCACTAAATTGGGTATAATCAGATAATGTAAGTATAGCCATATTAATACCAAATGTAGTATTCATATAGTTATTAACTCTATTATCTAAATCTCTTAATTCCTGTTCAGGAATATTATCTCCATATCTAGCTTGTAATTCAGCTAGTTGGTTTTCTCTAAATTGTCTTGAATTACCTAATGCTTCTATTCTAGATTCACCTGCTGCACCAGCCATTGATGCAACCCACTGATTAGCCACATTACCATAATTTATAGCTTTAGCGTCAGCATTTATAGCATCTAAAATAGTCTTACTATTCTTAAAATAATCAATAGCTGCTTTATCACCAGATTGGACAGCTTGTAGCATTTGCTCAATTTCCTTGCCTGATCTACCTTCAGCTTGTAATACTTGTGTAATTGCTTTAGCTGTTCTATTAGCCATTACCTTCTCTAAAGCCATATTACCTAACCCAGAAGTAACTAAACCAGCTCCATATGCCCCTAATGCAAATCCAAAATTCTTTAATATCTTATCTCCCCAAAAATTAGCACTACCCTGAGTAAATGGAACTATACCTTTAAAAGGATTATCAATTGCCTCAGATGTATAATAGTTTGGAAACAATTCTTCCATTTTATCATTAGCATCTAGCATAGCATTACTAAAAGGATTATCTATAAAAGAACCTCCTGTAAGTATATTACCCAAACCTGTTATAGTTCCTAATGTACCATCTAAAAATGTAGTAGTAGCTAGACCACCCATTTTAGCTAATCCATAACCTAACTGCTCTAATCCACTTTGATTTTCTGCTCTAACTTCCTCATTAGCCCCACCAGCTTGTATTGAAACTCCTCTGGTTAAATAAGAATCTAATTCTTCAGGTGATTGATAATACTCTTTTTGACCAGTAGTTTGAAATCTAGTATCTAATGGAGATAAAGCAGATTGACCAGTATTCATTGAATTGAACCTGGTCATTATTAGTGATTCTTCTTTTGTATAAGGTAATCCTGTATTAGGATTTATATTATTGGAATTTGGATTTATTGGCATATTATAATCTTCTAAAATAATATTTTAAATTAGGATACTTTGTTTTAAGACTATCTAATCTTTCCTGTAAAGGGACTATTTTACCAGAATTAAAACTAGATGATGATTCAGCTATGAAAGGCATCCCTGTATTTGAATCTACAATAATCATTCCTATATGATCTATTTTTTTACCTTCGGTATTCATAGTTATAATATCACCATCTCGGACTTCTGATTCGTTTACAGGTTTACTTCTTTCATGAAAGTGGGCGGCAGAATTATTAGCTTCGGGATTTTTAATTCCTAAAACTTTACAAACAGCTCCTGAACAATCTATGGCTTTTCCTGAGCCTTTAGCACCCATTTCATATTTATATCCCTTATCTATAATTTGTTCTTTAAATTTTTTAGCAGTTGGTGATTCTACATTAGAACTCCAATCTTCCATATTTAAATTTGTTCCTTTATTATCCTGAGCTGAAGTAGAGGAACTACTATTTTCAGCCTCTACTGCTTTGGGGCAAAGCTTGGTTTTAATTCTCTGGACTTATATCTATTGTAAAAACCAGGACTTGTAATAGGTGTTAATCCATTAGCTTTTAGTAAATCTAGTAGCGCAGTTCCTTGAGGTTTATTAGCCTCATAACTTCTCCAAAAATTATCCATTGAGTCAAAAGCACCAACTTTAACAACTATATTTGGTAACTCAGGCATTGTAAATACTGTTTCACCAGGATTTAACCTATTACCCTTATTATCTAAATCAGGAGTCATAACATGTGTAGTTTCTATATCCCTAGTTACACCACCTATTCTACCATGTACGTTATTAGTAACTTGAGAATGATCTTCGTAATTTTTTCTAAATAATTGTTTAGATGATTCATTATAAATAGGGTCTAATTTCATTGCCTCTGTAGGTAATCCCCCCATTAAAGATTGACTGATTTTTAAATATAAATCACCTCCATCAGATTTACTTCTAGGTAAAATAGCTAAAGTTGCATATTCACCTTTTTCCTTATCCCAAAAAATAGCTGTTCTACCATTTAATTCAGATAATCCTTTTTCAGCAATTAACTTAGATACATATTCTTTATCATCATCTGATATTTTATCATTACTTTGTAAATATTCAATACCACCTTTTTTACCATCAAAATAGTTAGTTTTTTGTATAAGTAAATTCATTACTCCAGAATTAACATCTTTAAATGCCTCTCCAACTAGAGGATAAGCATTTTCTCCAGTTAGTTGAATACCTTTAGATATAGCTTCTAGCTCATTTAAATAGTTTGCTAATTTAGGATCTTTTTTAGCTAAAGTAATGAATTCATTTTTTAAGTTTGATAAATATTGATCTGAAGATTTTTTATAGCCTGTTCCAGCTAATAATGGACTTCCCATTCCTATTCTTGCTACATTTTCTTCATAAGCAACAGGGTCAAAATTATCAATAGTTTGTTTTAACTGTTTTAGTTGTTGATATAATTTAGGATCTTTAACTTGATTTAAAACATCATATTCTCCATTAGCATTAGGTGTAAATCCATTCTTACTAGCAACTACATTATTAATGTCAATTAAATTCTGTTTAGCAAGTTGTGTCTCAGCTAATTTAGCATTCTTAGCTTGTATCTCATTAACAACATCAATAGAAGCTCCTTGTGGAATAGAAAATTCTTTTTGTCCTTTATCATTAGTAATTACAGATAATCCCTTACCTTCAGTAGCAATGTATTGATTTACAGTGTTATCTATTTCTTTAATAGATTCTTGAGGTAATTTATATCCTTGTAAATTAGGATTAGTTTTAGTAATTTGTGTTATTTGAAATGGTGATGCTGTTTTAATTTCTTTATCTTTACCACTTCCTGAACCACTACCTACTTGCTTTGATATATCTTCAGTTCTTTCTTGTTTGAATGTAAATTTACCACCAGCAGTGGATATGTATTTCTTAGTGAATTCTGGATCTTGTGCTATCTCATTAGCAAATCTAGCATTGAAATATCTTGCTTCTGGGGTTGCACTATTTACAAAGTTAATAGTTTGTTCTTCTAATGCAGACTGCCATTGTGGTAGAGTATCATCAATATATTGTTTTTCTTTTTTTGAAATGTCCTTATAATAAAAATCCTTACCTGTTACATCATCGTGTTGAACTTTAATTCCAGAATCTGTTAATGTTTGTACGACATTAGCTTTTACTTTACCATAAGCATCATCAATAGGTTTATTATAATCTGCATGTGGAATTATATTTCCATACCAATTATTAACATCTTGTTCTTTTAACCAGTTACCTTGTGCATCTTTTGCAGGAATCCATTGACCATTTACATTATAAGGATTAATAGCAGCTCCAGCTAAATCTGGATGTGCTTGTTGATAAGCATCCCACAAAGCTGATTGTTTAACATCAGCAGCAAGAGTTCTTAGTCTTGAATCAGAGGATAATGATGCTAAATCTTGTGTTAAGGCTCTTTTAATATTAGGGTCAGTTAAATCCTTACCAATATAATTTTCAAATTTAGTATTATACTCTTGTTGAATTTCTTGTGGTAACCCTGCTGTTCTATAACCTGATTTTAAATCAGTTATAAATGCTTTTTGTTTAGCAATATTTGCTTCTTGTTCATCATAAGATTTTTGCTTACTCAATAAAGCAGTAGCAATTTCATTATATGGAAGCTGGAAAAAAGATTGTCCTGTTGGCATTTGTGCAGGAACATCATATCTATTTACTCCACCCATCGCATAAGTTTGTATATTTCCTCCAAATTCTTTTTTTAAATTTTCATCAGAAGCAGCATTTATAGCAAAGTCAAAAAACATTCCTGCTCCATTAGCTTTAGAAACAAATTTTTTACTTGCACCTTTTGCTGCACTGGAAAACACATTACCAAAAGGAATTAAACCAAGAGTTTCTAAAGATAAATTTCCTAAATTTTTCAGAGTTGGGTTTTTAAAATATTGTTGCCCAGATGCCATCCAGTCATTAACTGATAATATATTACCTAATCCAGGTAAATATTCAAAAGCATTTTCTAAATCAGAGTCCTTTTTTGGATCTCGGTGTTCCCAATATTCTCCACCTTTTAAACTATCATCTTTCTTTTTTGGTAAATTTTTTAATATAGGAGGGTTAATTTTTGTATTATCGCTAGAAAGAATGCTACCTCCTCCAGGATATTTCTTAACCTTTGACTTTTTCTTAATTTTCATTATTTAAATGTTATTTTTTACCTTTATAACCAAGAATAATTTTTCCTTGGTTTTTGTATAATTCAGCTAAATTATCTGGATCTAATCCATAATTAGCAGCTAATTCCTGTAATGTAGAATATTGAATTGTATTGGTTAATCCTTGATTTTTAGCTATTCCAAATGTAGTTAATCCTTGACCTAAATTACTAGCAGCAGTTGCTCCAAAAGCTCTTGTAGCAGCTCTATTTCTAGCATTTATATCATCTGTTGTAAGTCTTTGTCCAACATTAAATCTAGTTTGATTAGATATTCTATCTTCATATTGTTGTCTTAAACTTTGATTAGCATTATCTACAGCTAAATCATATTCTTGTAATTTAGGAACTACACCTGATAGAGCACTAATTTTAGATGCTCTTCTAACTGCATCACTAGTAGTACCTTCATCTATTCCTTTATAGGCAGCATTTAAAGCTAGAAAAGAAGGATTGTAATTCTTAGCTATGCTTTGTTGGGTAATAGGAGTTCTATCTAAATATAGTTTTTGTTGCTCAGGTTTTTTAAATGCTTGAGC